TTCAGCTACCGCTCTACTTGCTCTTACGCCGAGCGGTACTGATAAGGAACTAGTAACTGATGCAGCTACAGTTACACTTGCACTCACGCCTAGCTCCGCTGATGCACAAGTTGATGTAGATGCGGCAACAGTACCCCTAGCATTAACTCCTAGTGGATCAGACAGTGTAACTAGTGGTGCAACTGACTCAGCAACAATACCACTAGCTCTTACACCATCATCGGCAGATGTACTCGTTGCAACTGATAGTGCTACTGTTCTGCTTGCGTTTGCTCCATCAGGTACTGATGTATTTGTTGCTACTGATAGCGGTACAGTCTTACTCCTGTTTACTCCATCAGGGAGCGAACAGCAAGATGTTGGGGATACTACACCATTCCCACGCTCGAGGGTTATCAACGTTACGACAAGAGCGTACTACACTGCTGTTAGACGTAGAAGGTTCTTCCCGAGAGAACCGATCATTAGCCGAAACTTCTACTTTGACAGTGGACAGTACATTGACTCTAACGTTGTAGACTTTGATCTTACTCCATCAACAGGAGATAAGCAGCTTGCCACGGATAGTGATACTGCACGTCTATCACTTACTCCATCGAGTGCAGACGTTGAGCCAGTTACTGATGCAGCAACCGTAAGACTTTCGTTTACTCCTAGTGGTGCAGATGTTCAGGTCAATACTGACTCGGCTACAGTACCACTGCTGTTTACGCCTAGTGGTTCCGACACAGTTAGTGGTGGTGCTGTAGATGCTGCCACAGTAAACCTGACATTTACTCCTAGCGGTTCTGATAAACAAATAGACGTTGATGCAACTACAGTAAGGCTGACTCTTACACCGAGCGGGTCTGATACATATACTCCGCTTGTACCAACAGATTCAGCTACTGTCCGTCTTACGTTCACTGTATCTACTCCGTCCGAATTCCTACAGCTATACGACACATTACTTGTAGGTGAGCTAAGACGAAAATGGTCAGGTACAACCACTAAGCATTTTCAGGGTGTACTTGAGCCTAATAGGTTCTCCGCTGAGTTTGATGGTCGGCACTGGTCAGGTACACTTACCCGCAAGTGGGTTGGTACGCTGAACATTAGGCATTGGGCAGGAGTTGCACGTAGACACTTCACAGGGATTATGCATAGATAGGAGGTTATCATGGCAGTTACGCTGCCCGTAGGTACTAAAGAGTATTTGATTGTTGATGTGACAGATGCACTTGCCAACCTTGCTAGCTTGACTGGTACTAACCCACGCTTTACGGTTAAAGATGAGAACGGTGCATTAAAGTATACTGACCAAGCAGGATCAAGCTCAGGTATGAAAGCATATTGCTTGGTTGATACCAATAACGGTGGTCTTTGGGCTGCTGGTATCTACCGACTTTATCTACGTTTCGATACTTCACCTGAGATTCCATACCTTGGACCGTTTGAATTTGAAGTAAGTGGTGAATGAGCGCACTTCAATACGTCAAGCTGAATCTCGTTCTTACGTTAGCGTGGCTACTGGTAATCCCCCTATGGTACTTAACAAGTCTCAGGGACTCTGTGGCGTTTGTTGGGGCAATTTCTATCTATGCCAACGTAGCGGGTCACTTTTCGGCTTACCAAGCTGCCCGTACAGAACTAAAGCAAGATCAACTCATGGAGAGGCATGACAGAGATCAATCAAAAAGTTTTGTTTGAACAAGTTGATTACAAACCCCACAGTGAAGCTCAGTGGGCATTTCATCGTTCTAATGCACGTTTCAAAATCCCCTGCTGTGGACGCCGTTTTGGTAAAACCACTATGGCTGCTCGTTACTTGCTTGAGAAGGTCTTTACCCCCAACTCTTACTACTGGATCGTAGGCCCAAAGTATAAGGGTGGAGAGAAAGAGTTTAGAGTCCTTTACCGTGATATCATCATGAAGTTAAAGATGAAGGGTAAGGTGAAGGCTTCTTACAATGTTAAGCAAGGTGACATGCGAATTGAATTCCCCTGGAACACCATCGTTGAAGTTGTCTCTGCCGATAATAAAGACAGCCTCGTTGGAGAAGGACTCGATGGAGCTATCATTTCTGAGGCAGCACTACAGACTCCCGATATTTGGGAAATGTACATACAGCCTGCTCTTTCGGATAAACGAGGTTGGGCCGTATTCCCCAGTACACCTAGAGGTCATAATTGGTATGAAGGACTTTGGCAACTAGGTCAAGATGCTAGGTTCCCTGAATATGAGTCATGGCGTTTCCCAACGTGGGAAAATGTTGCTCGTTATCCTGGTGGTCGTAACGATCCCGAGATTCTAAACATTGAACGTGTTGCTAGCAAGCATCACTTCCTTCAGGAATATGCTGCTGAATTCACCACTATCGAAGGTAAGATTTATGACGAATTCAATCCAATGTACCACGTTATCGACATTGACTATAACCCCGGTTTCAGAAACTATTGGACGTTTGACTATGGTTATGCTGCTCCCTGGGTTTGCTTGGACATTATGGTCGATCCGTCCGACAATGTATATGTGTGGCGCGAATATCAAGTTAGACACAAAAGTACGTGGGAGCATGGGCTAGCATTAAAGTCTAGAGCAAACCCACAAGGGTTTCATGTTGATGGTCTGCATGGCGACCCTCGCGGAGCCGATGAAGCTGCAACACTTGCATTGCTTATTGGGAATGTGTTTAAAGATGACGTTCCCTGGACTACTGGAATTGAGTGCGTTAAAAGGTGGCTTAAGCTTCAGCCCGATGGTAAGCCTAAGCTCTTTATTGATCGTTCATGCACTGAGTTGATTCGTCAGATGGACAGGCTACATACGCCTGATATTAAACCCGGTGAAAAGAACCCTAAAGAGGGTCAGCACGATTATGACGATCACGGTCCTGATGCTCTTAGGTATTTTATGGGGCAATACTTCGTTCTTGGTGGCAATTCCCACCTTGCCGACGTGTATGATTCCTCGCCAAGAGGCACAGAAGCAGATAGCTTCTTTACGCTACAAGAACAGACTATCTTAGAAAGCAATCTTAGTCTATGAATCTGCCCCGTATCCGAACAGCCGCACCTACACCACCCGATCCTCGTAAGAAGGATACGGGTACTACTCTCGATGCTAAGGGTGCGTTGCCTACGCCCCCTGGCTCACTTGCTGAGTCTGGATCATCACAGGGCGGTACGTTACGTGAGACAGTTCCGCAGCTTTCTAACAAAAGGCAAGCTCTACAGACTTATCAGGCAATGGCATCAGGCGATGTTGCTGTTGATGTTTCACTCAGAGCAGCCAAGACACCTGTTTCTGCCGCTACCTACTTTGTACAGGCTTATGACGAAGATCCCATTAACGAACAGATTGCAGAGTTTGTGCAGTACAATCTGTTGCAGGGTACTTCGGCACCTTTCCTTCTCGTACTCGACGACATTCTAAGAATGTACGAAGATGGTTATTCGGTACTTGAGAAGGTCTTTGAGATTAGAGAGTGGGCACCTAAACAGAAGGGTGCTAATAGGCGTAAGTACACAATGCTTAAGAAGCTAGCTCCACGCCCTGCACTCACTATCAAGAACTTCCAATATGACGACAACGGTGGTCCTGTGGGGGTTGTCCATAACGCAGTGCGCGCCGACGGTAAAGTGGATGAAGTAGAAATACCTGTAGAGAAGCTTGTCATCTTTACGTTCAATAAGAAGGGTGGCAATCTTGAGGGACGATCGCTGCTCAGAACCTCATACAAGCATTGGTATTACAAAGAGCATCTTTACAAGATTGACGCTATCCAGAAAGAACGCCACGGTATCGGCGTACCGGATATTCAACTTGCGCCCGGTTACAACGACGCAGATAAGTTGGCTGCACATGAGTTGGGTAGGAACCTTCGTACAAATGAGAGGGCGTACATTGTAAGACCGCCAGGAGTTGAGGTTAGCTTCGCAAAGGTAGAAGGTCAGCTAGTTGATGTTCTGAAGTCAGTTGAACATCACAACGGCCAGATCATGCTCAACGTAATGGTGCAGTTCTTGCTTATGGGACTTCAGGAAGGTGGCGGTAGGGCAACGGCAGGATCGCATCAAAATATGTTTGAGAAGTCCCTTAGGTACGTTGCAAATCTTGTTTGTGAGTACATGAACCTTTACCTTATTCCGCAGCTTGTCGCATACAACTTTGATACAGATAAATTCCCGCGACTCAAGGCGCGTAACGTTGGCGAAGCAAAAGACCTACAACAGTGGGCTTCCGCACTATCGAATTTGGCGGCGCAGAACTTGATTACGCTAGACCTTGAGACTGAGCAGTGGGTTAGAGAGATTGTTGATATGCCTGCTAAGATGGGCGGCAAGCAAACACCCGAAGCTAATGCTAGTAGCGGTAACGACAATAACAAGGGTGGCGTCCAGAACCAAGGTCAGACAGATCCTTCAGGTAACATTGGAAAAGGAACGAGTGAAGCTTAATGGCTGAAGGCATCGAACTCATTGTTAAGAAGTCAGGAGTCTCGTACTTCAGAGTGTGGGCAGAGAATGGTCGCATGATTGTAAATAGTGAACAGTATGTGGATCAGGATAATGCAGAGAAGGGTATTGCTGCGCTACAGGATGCCGTAAACAACGGTAAAGTGTGGGTGACTAAGCAGTGAAGGATTATGCACAGATCATCAAAGCACTAACCAGCAATCTTTGGCTCATGGAAGAGTCAAGCCTTGGTATGATGCTTGACATTATTAACCGTAGGCTCATGGATCAGAGTTTGAGCGATGATGTGATTAAACTCCGCATTGAGCAAGCAGAACACGGTGAAAGAGAACTGTCACGTATTGAGGTTGGCGGTGGAGTTGGCATTATGCCTATCTACGGACCAATCTTCCCTAAGGCGAACCTTATGACAGAAGTTAGTGGAGCGACTAATCTACAAAATGTACGTGCAGACCTTCAGTCGCTACTGTCTGATGATAAGGTTAAGACCATCATCATGGATATTGATTCTCCTGGTGGTTCTGCTAATATGATCGAAGAGACTGGCGATCTAATTAGGGAGGCGAGAGAGCAAAAGCCTATTATCGCTGTAGCAAATACTGATGCAAACTCAGGTGCATTTTGGCTAGGCTCTCAGGCTAGTGAGTTTTATGCAACTCCGTCAGGGAAGGTTGGTTCAATTGGTGTATATACCGTTCACGAAGATAAGTCTCAGCAGAACGAAAGGGACGGTAGAAAAGTTACTTACATCAGCGCGGGTAAGTTCAAAACCGCAGGTAATCCAGATGAGCCACTTACGGGAGAAGCGCGAGAATATATCCAAGAACACGTAGATGAAACTATGGATAAGTTTGTCGGTGCTGTTAGCGAAGGAAGGAGACTAGATAAAGAATCGGTAATGCCATTTGCTGACGGAAGGATCTTCTCAGCAGATAAAGCTCTTTCAATGGGTATGATTGATGGAGTAAAGAGTCTCGATGCTGTGGTAGATGGTACTTTGGCAGAGAATTACACTCCACGCATTCGTAGCACGTTACAAGGTGCTATGACAAAGCACCGACAATCGGTTGATATGCTTAAGGCAGAACACGCAGATATTGAACATTCAGAACCGGGGACAGGTTCCCCGCCTGAAAGGAGGACTGACAACGATATTCCAGAAGATGATATGTACCGTCGTGACCAACCACCAATCATCCAAGAACTTGAAGAGGAGGGTAGCATGGAAGAGTTCCTAAAGCAGCTTAGAGAGTCTCTCGGTCTTAAGGTAGATGCATCGGAGACTGAGGTTGCCGAAGCATGGGCAAGTAATGTCTCTAGGGTTGCAACTGCACTTGGCGTTGAAGTTAAGCAGGGTGAGCCAGTTGCGTTTAGCACAGTAGTTACTTCCGCAGAGGAAGTTAATAAGCAGCTTGAGCCTTTGCGTAAGGCAGATCAGGAAGTTGGGCAGCGTAAGGCATTCAGGGAACAGTATCCTGAAGAGTTTGCACGTATGCAGAAGTTGGAAGCTACCGATATTGAGAACAAGGCTAAGGCGTTCTCTAATCGTTACGATCGCTTCCCTGCACTTGATAAGGAAAACAAGCCCACAGACGAAAAGACGACTCGCGGGTTTAGTGCCTTGGTTCTCAATGACATTGAGGAATCTCACAAGGCTATCGCTACTCAGTCTTTCTCGCATTTGGAGCTTCAGAGCCTTCTCGATCATATCGCGGCTAATGGTATTGTCGAGTATGGCGAGCGTGGTTCTACGAGAGAGGTTGAATCTCGTGTGAATCCTAACTCCGGCTCTCGCGGTGGTAGCGAAGATAGGCAGGCTTTCGCAGCTCTCGTTGAAGAGGTAATGGAGGAAGATAAGCTGGAAATGAAGGATGCAGTGCTTGTTGCTGCTAAGCGCGATCCTGAGCTTTATGCAGCTTATCGGTCTAACGTCCATTCGGAATAACTAAGGAAGGTGGTGATTACCTAAATGCCCGCTTATGGTAACTTCGTACTCGATAAGGGGTACGACGCTGCTGCTGCGATTACGAAGTTTCGTGCTGTTAAGTTCTCAGCAGAGGAAACTGTTACTCCTGTAACTGCTATCACAGATCAGATTGTCGGTGTTGAGCAGTTTGGTGTATCTGCTGCTGAGATTCTTAAGGGTAAGGGTGCTTCGGTACGTTCCGCCGGTATTACTGAAATGGAATGTTCTGCTGCCATTACAGTAGGTGCTGCTGTTTCTGCCGGAACTGATGGTAGAGCAAAGACGGCTGCTACTGGCGAACGTGTTATTGGTCAGTGTGTTAAGGGTACTGCTAACGCAGGCGAGCGAGCGGCTGTAAGACTGACGCTTCCTGGCTTGCTACTCCCGTAATCTGAAAGGTGGTGAGAAAACTCAATGTATGATCCTGGTACTCTCTACGTAGATCCGATCCTCACCAACTTTTCGGTTGGGTATGTAGATCAGAACTTCTACGCAGAATTGCTTATGCCGACTACTGAGGTTAGAACTCAGTCTGGACGTTATCGTGTATTCGATAGAAGTTCATGGCTGATTTACCCTGACCGACGTGAGCCGGGTACGGTTGCTAACGAGATTCGCGGAGCTAAGTGGAGTGAGGATACCTTCTTCACGAAGGAACACTCACTTCAGGCACCTGTGCATGATGAGGAAAATCAGGAGCTTACTTCGCAGGGTGGTCTTGCGAACGATGCATTTGGAGGCGATCTTCAGCTTGATCCTATGCGCGATGCTACGGAGCTTGTTACAGGTTCCATTATTCGTGGTAGGGAAAAGAAGGTAGCTGACACAGTTCGTAATACTGCGAACTATGCTGCTGGTAACTTTGTTACACTTGCAGGCGCTCAGCAGTGGGATGATTACACTAACGGCGTTACTTCTACGTCCAACCCCGTACTGGACATTATGAACGGTATGAGGAAAGTGTACTCTCTTACTGGACGTTGGCCTAATACGCTTGCTATTCCAACGTTGGGCCTTGGCTTCATCGAGAACCATCCGCGTGTAGTTGATAGATTCAAAAGCTTCACGCTTACGGAAGAAGATGCATTCCGCCGTCTTACTGGCTTTACGGGAAGAATCGTGCTTGTTGATTCTGTTTACAATGCTGCTGATAACGTTGATGCTACTGAGAGCATTACCTCCCTGTGGGGTAAAGACGTTTGGCTCGGTATTGTTGATCCTACTCCTGGTCAAAAGACTAAGACGTTCGGTAAGACGTTCTCACAGATTTACCCCGACGGTACTATCCGGCCTACGGATCGTTGGTATGAGAACGCACGTAAGACTGAGGTTGTGCGCGTTTCTCAGAAGTACGACCTTAAGATCGTCAGCAATGTTGCTGGCTACATCATCAAGACCGCATTTAGTGCGGGTGCCTTCTAGGAGGGGGTGAGTTAATTGGCTAATAAAGAAATGTACGCATGGACGCCAATCCTCGCCGGTGATAAGTCGGCTGCGATGGGTGATAAGGTTAGTAAGAACAGTCTCGGTGTAGACGATGCTAACTTCAATGCTATGGTTGAAGCTGGTTCCATTAGGGCATATCCCGTACCGGATATGCCTGAGGGGTATCAGGGTAGTGTTGTAGATCATTTGCGTGATGAAATTCGTCGCGCAGAAGAAGCATCTACTGAGATTGCTTCGTTTAACCTTGGTGGTTCATACTTCGGGCCTACTCCTGAAGAAGTGCTAATGGACCCACCACTCGCTGAGGAACAGGCTGAAGAAGAAGAGGAAGCGAAGAAGTAATGTCCCTAGCAACCAATGATGATATCCAAGTACACTTGCCTAGTGATAAGATCCTCGTTACTAACATCACTGACCTTGCAAGTTTGCAAACGGACGCAGAGAGGATCATCAAAGGTTATCTAGCTGGCACCTTCGCGCCTACCACACTTGCGGGATGGAACGACCCGACGGCTAGTATTGCTAGCCCTAACTACGTACCTGTATTAATTAGGGCGGTAGCGGGTCGTTTCATCGCCGCATTCGCATACCGTAGATATTACAGTGAGGATTCACTCGATGATCCTCAGTATGCACAACGTAAGTACGATGAAGCTATGTCAATGCTTAATCAGATCATTAGCGGGGAGCTTGTATTGAATGATGTTACGGAAGTGGTGAATACAGGCTCCCACATGACTTCGCTTGACTTCTATCCGAATGATACTGCGGATGGACCTAAGTTTACAATGGATCTTACGTTTTGAGTGTATTCGGGCCAGCCGCAGCAGAAGTAGGTGCATTCGCAGGTGGCACCATTTCATTTACGTGGGTACCTGATCCCGAGGTAGTTGCACAAGAACTCATTGAAACAGCAGGAAGGTTAGAAGATCGCTCAGACCCATTGCTTATCTCTCGAGAAATTGCTATTCAGGATATGCAAGAACGTTTCAAGACGAAGAGTGATCCCGATGGTAAAGCATGGGTAAAGTGGGCACCATCTTATGCACCTATCGCAGAAAGAGTTAATAAGGGAGGATTGCTAGAACGGGATCAAATTATGAAAGATGCAGCTACTTCTCCTGGTGCATATCCCGTAACTGAGAGTAGTGTGTTCTTTAGTACAGCAGGACTACCTCCGTACTGGCTTTGGATTCAACAGGGTACAGGAGGTACTAGAGTGTTTAGAGCAGGAGAGAAGTCTCCTATCGGTGAGCTAAAGAGTGACCTTACGTTCGGTGGTGAAGGCAGAGGTAACGCTATGCCTCCACGACCATTTGTAGGTGTTAGCTTTGAAGCACAGCTACAAATTGTTGAGGTATTTGACCAATGGTTTGAAGGTGCAGTTACGATGGGTGTATCAAGTAAGGGTAAAGTATTTGCACGTCATGCTAGGAGAGGTCCCGGCGGTAGGTTCGTGTCGGGTTAGTACATGCCATTTTCAACTCCTGAAGAGGTATTAGACTATCAGTATAACTTCCTAGTTGCTAACCAAACCTCGTTGGGATTAGGTTTTGTTGGTTACGCAGAAGAAGAACTGCTACCAAAGTATCCAGCAGTTCAGATTTCTACTGAACCATTGATTAGAGTCCTACATGGTACACACCAATTCCATCTAACGTTTAATCTGTCGTTTTGGGTGTATCATGCAAGACTCACGGATTCTCACAAGGTAAGAACGAAGAATGATCTTTTGCTAGTAACCGCGATCAGAACACTTCTCCACAGCGACTTTAGACTAGGAGGTAATATCATCTTCGGATATGTGGACAGTGAGAACCCTGGTGTACTTGCTTCACCAAAGAATGATGCTGTTGTAGGTTCACGTATGACTTGGACGGGCGAGAACGTAGTCCCGTTTACTTAGGAAAGGAGGTTACGTGCCACTCAAGGTTAGTTATGAAAATCCCGCCTTTCCAAAGGACTATGAGTTTGATGTTCATGGAATTGGTCTTGTAAAGAATGGCGGTAGTGTTACTCTTAGCAAGGAACAGGAAGAGAGTGCAGTAGCAGTGCTTGGTATGCCTCTCAAGGATTATGCTAAGGGTGGTACTGTAAAGGTCGAAGGCACCACAGAGCTTAAGCCTAGCGAAGTTGAATCTATTACGGAAGGGGGTGAAGGTTAATGCCAGCAGGACTTGGTGCAGGTGGCTATGTATTTATCGCACTTGAGACTACTAAGGGAACGTATCTAGACCCGACCACTGTGGGCGGTGTTTTTGTTCCTATTCTCGAAGAGTCACTTGTTTACACAGAAGAGAAATATACGTCGCCGCAGATTAGGCAGCAGGTGGTTATTAGTGATGCCAAGCCTAGCTACTATCACGTAGAAGGCGACATTACGTTGGAAGTTGATCCCAACAACATTGTACCCTTCCTTTACTGTTCAAGGCATAACATTACTAAGACAGGCGCTGGCCCATATACATATAAGTTCACGCCTAGCACTGCCGGATCTACTAGCACTGCTGCTTCAGGTGCCGTACAGCGCACAGCTTCTATCACTGTTGTAAGAAGCGGTGTGGGATTCGGCTATGCCGGTTGTACTATGGGTGGTTATGAGTTTACGCTTGAGGACGGAGTTCTCAGAGTTACGTTTAATGTACTTGGTGAGTCTGAGGCTACTCCTGGCGCACTTGGTACTCCCTCATGGGTTGCACCTAACTTGTATGGTGCAGATTCATCGGCTGTATATATTGATACGGCTGGTGCTGCACCTGCGTTTGCAGCGGCTGACCTTAACCACAACGGATTTACGTGGCGAGCTAATCACAACGCAGAAGCACAGAACAGAATTACCACTGCACGATCTGCTCAGTATGTCTCGTTCGGTGAGACTGAACATAGCTACGAAACCGAACTGGACTTCATTAACAAGACTGAGTACGATAACTTCAAGGCTACCACCTTCCGCGCACTTCAGCTTCGGTCACTTCATGGTGGTTCGACGCTTTCAGCATCTACGGATGGTGTTCAGCTTACCACGTATCGTTCGTTCTACGAAACGTATGAGGTTTCACTCAGTGGTATGGCTGACCTGATTATGGCAGGTGTTACTGGTAGAGGTATCGTTCAGTCCGGTGGGGATGCTTACTCCATCGAAGTTAAATCGGCTGTTTCAATTACGTAGTAGTAACTAAGGAGAGGAAAGAAATGCCGAGAGCAACAGTTAGTCTGGAATTGGGTGAACGAATTGACCTCAAGTCTCTTGAGGGTGGTTACGTTCGTCTGAAGTCTATGCCTTTCGGAAAGAAGCTTGAGAGGCGTGATAAGGCTACGAAGATGAGTATGATGATGGAAGCAGAGAATCGTAAAAGGGGCAAGGATACACCGACTGAGGTTAAGCTGGATATTCTCAATAGGTGGTCTACCGCTTTCGACTTTGCTCAGTGTATTGGTGAGCATAATCTCACTGACGATAACGATAAGCCGCTTGACTTGTCTAATCCCGATGTTCTTGATATTCTCGATCCGCGAGTAGGTACTGAGATTGAAGCACTTATTAGCGACTTGATTGGGGATGATGAAGAACTTACGGATTTTACACAGCAAGCTACTTCATCCTCAGTGGACGAAAGCCCCCTTACTTCATCTATGAAGAAGGGAACGAGCGACTCATAGATGATTACACAGTTCGGGATGCTGCTGAGTGGGTAGAAATAACGATCCTATGCGAACGCCTAGGACAACTACCTAACCCCGGCGGGCTACTTCAGCAGCATCCCGAGCATATTAATCGCATGAGTAAGGTTCTCGAAGCTATGGATGCAGTAGAGCGTGACGAGAACGCTAAAGCAGACTCAAAAGCTAAATTAGATCATGGCCCTTAACGCAAGAGAATTACTACTAATCGTCAGAGCGCAGAATCAAGCTTCTGGCGCACTTCGCCGTGTGGCTAATGACGTGCGTAGCCTTAGCAAGTTACAGCAGCTAGGGCTACGCCGTAATCAGTTGGCTATTCAGCAGGGTAATCTCATGCGTCAGCAGCGACGTGCGTTAAATGAACTTGAGAGCGTTACTTCCGGTCGTAGGTTCTTACAGGCACAACGTGAGAAGTCAAACCTTCTTGAAAAACAGGTAAGAACACAGAACGCAATTAAGACCAATCTCGATGCACAGCGAGTCGCTAACATGCGTCTTGCAAATGCCGAGAAAGCCGGAATGAAAAAGCGTTCAATCGGTTATAGGCAGTTGCTACTTAACGCACGCAGGCTAACCGATCAGGAAGCTAACCTACGTACTACTCTAAGAGGCATTCCTAATGCTCTTGCTGCTGCTGAGCAAAGAATGGTTGGCCTCAAACAACGTGCCTCTGTACTTAACAGTGAGTTGGCAACAACTTCACAAAGGCTAGGTCAGCTTGCTGCACAGCAAATGGCACTTAATAAGGAGATTTCTGCCGCTCGTTGGGAGCGGTTCCAAGTTGCAAGTCGTACAGTAGCTCACTTAGGCCGTGTCATGCAATTGACCGGCCTTGTTGCTGGCGCAGGTATTGGTTTTATGGCCGATGCAGCAGCTAAGTTTCAAACACAAGTAGCCCTCGTTGCAACTCAGACAGGTAGAGCAGGTAGCGGTGTTGAGACTGTTACACGTAACGCTGCCCAACTCAATGAGATTATTCTCAGAGAGATGCCAAAGTCGATTGCGACGACTGAGGATCTTACTGCATCAACCTATGATCTGTTCTCGTCTGTGGACAGTGCGCGTAAGGGATACCTAACCCTTACTGATGGTGCAAAGCTACTTCACCTAGCTAACAAAGCAGCTATCGCTGGACAGACTGACTTATCTACCGCAGTTGAGTCAATCATTCGTCCAATGAACACGTTTGGCTTTACTGCCAAACAAATGCCCGGTGTGCTTAATCGAATGTTTGCCGCCGTTCGTTTCGGTCAGCTAACGTTCGGTGAGTTTGCATCTACACTACAGACCACAGCACCCGCAGCGAAAGCAGCTAATCAGTCTTTCGATACGTTGTCAGGTACTATGGCGTTCCTATCTAGGCGTCTTGGTGATACACGCGCAGCAGTAGGCTTTGCGCGACTTACTGAAATCTTTGGTAGGGAAAAGTTTGTATCAGGACTCAAGAAGTTCAATGTAAATATTACGGATGCACAAGGCAAGCTTCTTCAGATGCCTGAGATTATTGACAAACTTGTGACTCGCTTTCCTAAGCTACAAAAGGGAGGCGTATTCCTTCAGCAGTTCTTTAAGAGTATGTCAGGTACTGAAGGAACCATTCAGGCTAGACGTGCATTCGTTTTCCTAGCTCAGCAGCTTGACCAGTATAGTGAGATGGTCGGCAGAGTGAGCAAAGATAACGTAGAGTTTAATCGTTCGTTTGAAGCACTGAACGAAACAGCCGGCGTTAAATGGGCTAAGTTCATAAATCAGCTACGCGCACTGATGCTACGCTTCGGTGCTGCTGCTATCCCTGCGCTACTTGAAATAGTAAAGCCCGTTCAGCGTCTAGTTAAGTGGTTTGAGAATCTCGATGAAGAGACTAGAGGACAAATCGGTAGATGGGCAGCTTACGGTGCTGCGATACTTCTCGTAGGTGGAACCATTGCCGCAATTGTCGGTACTATCGGATCAGCTATAGGCGCGCTAGGTGCGCTAGGTGTTCTGTTCCCAACTCTCATTGTTGCGGCTATTGCATTTGCAGCGGCAGCTAGGGCAATTAAGGGAGATTGGTCAGGCGTAGGTGATCTAGTTAAGGAAGCATTTGACAAGATTACATCTTCCGGCCTAGCTATGGCAGCAGCATCAGCAGTTATTGTACTCAGCATATATAAGATCGTTAGAGCAATCCTTGAACTTAGAACGGCTATGATGGCTGCATCAGCAGTTGGCGGTTTGGGTGGTGCTACAGGAGCAACAGGATTGCTTGCAGGCTTATTTGCAGCAGTAGGCTTAGGACCTGGTATTGCACTTCTCGGTGTAGCTGTGGCTGGTTTAGGTGTAGCACTGTGGTCGTACTCAAGAAGGGCTGCGGAGGCTGCACAACATACGAGAGAAATGGCGGCTGCACAAGCTGCGTTGAAAAAGACAATGATCGCACCTTCCGAAGCTGCTGTATCTATCGGTAATCTCCCCGTCAGTGTTACTGATGTACGTAGGGCGACACTGGACGTTAAGGATTTGAACGATCAGATCAATGATCTGCGTAAGCAACTAAAGGATGCTTCAAAGGAAGATAAGGTAGGCATCCACAGGCAGATTCAGAGATTGGTTCTTGATAGAGCAGATGCATACAACAGATTGGGTCAAGCTGCTCAAACTGCGAATATGCGTATTCGTGGCTTCAACAGATTTCTCGATGGTCAGGCAACTATCTACGATAAGATAGCTCGGAAACAAAAGATCGTAGATCAGTTCCAGAAGATTCTCGATATGCCACGACCCAATAGAGAAACCGCTGCATTTGCACTAGGCTTTACGCCTGAGCGATTAGCAGGCCAAGTTGAGAGATTGAAGAGTAACATTGATGATCTACGTGGTGCATCCCAAAATGCCTCCAATGCTCTCGTCAATAACTTCACCAAAATGGTTAGGTCATTCCAGCAGGCTCAACTGCTGCCAAAGAACATTTCGCAGGATGCTATTGGTGACATACTGAAGCTATCTGAGAAACTTGGTCGTATGCCGAGTCTTAAGGAAATGCGACTATTCTTCAAAGCTGAAGTTGATCCTAAGTCGCTGGCTGACTTGCCTGCACAGATTCAAAGGTTTATCCGTACTCAGCAACAACAGCGTACTAAGGTGAAGGTACAGGCAGACCTTAGCTTTGCTGGTGCTAGAGCAGAACACCTTGCACAAATCACAGGTAAGATTCCTAAGGTGAATGTAGCTGCCGATACCTCTAAGGCTAAGCAGGAGGTTAATGCCTTTAAACAGTGGTTTGGCGGTAACAAGCAAATTCCACCGTTTAAGATTAGCTCACAGCCTTCAGGTGTTGCACTTGGTACGTCAATTAAGCAGGGTGTACTTGCCGGTGTTAGCGGTCTTGGTTCATCTTTGAGTTCTTCACTCAATGCACAGATTGATGCAGCTATCGCAGCGGCACAAGCTAACATCAAGTCAGGCTCACCTTCTAAGCGTACAAGGGATGAAATTGGTAAGCCAATGATGCAAGGTGTTATCGTTGGTATCATTAGCGAATTCGGCAACTTGAAGAGGTCTGCATTCGATTCTGCAAAGGAATGGCAGAAGGCATGGGAACAGTCTTTCCAAGATGCTAAGAGAACTGCTACCGATTTCCTTAGAGGATACTACGATGATATTCGTAGCTCCCTACAGCAAACGTTCTTCGATAGCCCATTCGGTGATCTTAACCAAATCCGTAAAGACTTCGGTGTTGCACTTAACGTGAAGGACTTGACTAAGGATCTAAAGTCTCAGACCGCCGATTTGGAGAAGTACAACAAGCAGTGGAATAGGCTGCTTGATAAGGGTGCGCCTCTTGAGCTACTTAACCAGCTTCAGGCAATGGGTGAAGATGGACAGGCAATTATCGCCGCACTTGCGGGAGCTAACAAAAAGGACCTTAAGAGATACATCAAGGCTTGGAAGGAAGCACAGAAGCAACTCAACAAGATTTCAAAGGCACAGCTTAAGGAGCAAGTGAAGGAATGGCGTAAGATGGGTAAGGCTATGGCTGCTGGTATCATCCTTGGTATCAAGGATCAGGAGCCTAAGCTAATGAAGTTCCTCCGCAACATTTTCCTCAATATGTTCGATGAAGCACAAAAGACGAACAAGTCTAAGTCACCTTCTAAGCTATATGCTCAGGAAGGTAAGAACATTATGGATGGTCTGCAAATGGGGATGGGGCAAGCTGCACTACGTATGCCCTCTGTGGGGGGTTCTAGGCTTAAAGGTCGCGGGTTCGGCACAGGTAGAATGGCACCGTTTACACAGATCATTCACGCACACCATGACGAGTCCCTATCAAGCACACTTAGACGAGCTACCTTTAGGATGAAGCATAGGCGATGATTAACAAAGCCAAATTCGAGAATATCGCAAGTGGTGCGAGTATCATGCTTCATGATGCTAACTGGCCTTTCTCTGATTACACCACAGAAGTAGACGTTCGTATGGATGAAGAAGAACGTGGTGGTGAATGGGGAATCCACGAAACGTATACTTACCTCGGTAAGAGGTTACATCATATTGAGGGTGATTTGCTAGCTGAGGATTCCGCTGACTATTGGATGCGTCGCATGGACTTCATACAAGCGGTCACTCCGAGTAAAACCAAGAGAGTCTTTGGTAAGTTAAGGCTCGAGCTTGAAGGTGTTTATGAAGAGACTTGGTGTTACTGTACTCTTGATGGTTGGCCCGAGTTGCCACTTGAATCACTTAGTCCATCAGCGGGTAGATTCCTAGTTACATTCAAGTCCTACGATCCACGACTATACGGTAGCTATCTAAACGAAGTCACCACAGGGACACTGAGCGCGTCTGAGGGGCGTGAATACCCAAAGACATACGACTACACTTACTCTCATTCCTCAAGTGGTTCAACGGCTGTATACAATGCTGGTAATGCTGACACTCCACCTACGGTCTATATCTATGGGCCATGTAGCGATCCCCGAATTCAGATAAATAACCCTGATCTAAGCAATGACTCAGTTATCGTAGAAACCACTCTTGCCGCCGGAGAGTACATTGTCATTGATTTCAGAGAGCAGACAGTGTTTGACAGTTTGGGGCAGGATATATACTCGTTGCTTAACTCAGCGAGTGAGTGGTGGGAGCTTAAGCCAGGGCCGAACGATGTTGCATTCTTTGGCGCAAATGCAGTTGATCCCGCCAGAGCAGTTATCAAGTGGAATAACGCTTATCTGATTTAGGAGGATACATGGCAGTATTCAATCAGTCAATCATCACTCCTGGGGCAACGTATCTACAAGATGGTATTTACTCTGCTCAGGATGATAGACGAGAAATTTACGATATTTGTGGTGCTGGTATAGCTAACTATCCCGGCGCAGATTTCTCAGTTACTGATCCTGGTGGTGGACAGGGTATGAACATTAGAGTAGCTGGCGGTACAGCATACGTCGCTGGTGGAGATACAACTGACCAGGGATCGTATAGAGTACGCATGAACGCAGCTAATGTGAATATCCCTTGTCCTACCGCTCATGCGACTAACCCACGACTTGACCAAGTTATCCTAAGAGTCATGGACGACTCCGCTGACGGTAGCGGATTTAGTGAGGCTAGGATCGAAATTGTGCCAGGAACGGCAACTGCGGGAGCTACGTTTACGAACAGAAACGGTGCAGCTAACCTCGGTACACTTGCTGAAGGTAGCGCGTCTGTATTACTTCTTGCAGATGTTCTCGTTCCTGCTGCTGCTACGGAACTAACAAGTGGTGACATTAAGGATAGACGGGTACCGCTTCACGGTAAGTCCATCAGTGCAGTTACGTCCATCCTATCTATTGCTCAGTTCCAGACTCTTATTGATGCAGTGAAGGTAGCAGGTCCTGTGTTAGCTCATAGCGGGATGGAGGTTCAAGTAGCGGTTGATAGCTCCATCGGTATTACATGGAAGTTTAGATATGCAGCGGGCGAAGGTAGTGGATACCCTTGGCTGTTTCAGGGAGGTACGTCTTACTACCATGAGATTCTTACGTCTGAGACAACTACCAACGCTGCATACGTGAACCTTGCTACTACAGGGCCGACGCTAAATGCACCATTTGCAGGATTCTACGAAATTGCGTTTGGTGCATCTATGAAGAGTTCTGCGGCAGATGTAGTTACGAAGGCAGCTATCAAACTCGCTGGTGTAGCTGCTTCGGATAATGATTCAATTGACGGTAGAGGCGTAGCTTTGAAGTCACCACACAGAAGGATGATTAGAGAGGTACTTGCTGCAAACGATGTTGTCCTGATGGTGTATAAGTCTGACGGTACAGCTACACTTACTGCCTCAAACCGTAACCTCGCTATTACTCCGCTTAGGGTTGGTTAATGCACAGCTTTGTTGAACTGTCTGACGTTCATGGTAATAGGTATGGACAGCTTGTGCCACTGGATGCAGACTTCTCGTTTAACCTGAATGATGAGGATTCCTTCACTTTTGATGTATCAAGGGATCACAGGCTTGCTAGCATTGCATACTTGGAGCCTTACGCTACAGACTTCGCATGGTTTGTCCATGATGAAGTAAATGACGTGAACACATGCTTAATGGAAGGAATGGTCACAGCGGTAGCAGGAGAAGAAGAATCATCGTTCTCAGTAGCAGGCTTAAGTTGGGAACACTATCTCAACAGGAGAAGGTACCCATTCAATCCTGCCAACCCAACTCAGTATTTCTACGCTGCTGTGAACAAAGACGTATTCACGATTGTTGAGGATATTCTAGAAACCGTACAGTCTCTAAGTGATAGCCTTATCCTCAACTTTGACAATGGTACCAGCGGTATCCTAAGGAACCTCCGTATTGAACCAGGCGACACAGAGACAGTGCTAGAGATAGTCGGACAGTTAGCAGAGCAAAAGCCCTCGTTTGACTTTGCTATCATCCCACAGACAAGAGAATTCAAGATGTATAACGGAAAGAAGGGAACTGACAAGTCAATCAGGCTTGCAAAGGGACAGAACGTAAGCCGTATCGGATTCAATGACGAAGGTATTGAGGGAAACAGTGTGCTGGTATCAGGAGCAGGTAGTTCGGTTAAGCTGGTAAAGCTGAGAGAAGATACTCAAAGCATGAACAAGTATCGCCGGCTGGACTTCGATAAGGACTACGGCGACGTTATCGATCAAAACTATCTAACGAGCTTGGCAGAAGCTGATATTGTAAGAGGCATTGCGAAGGAGTATGGACTATCTGTGGACGTTACTCCTAAGTACGCTGAGTACGTACTGCTGAATCTCGAGATTGGAGATACTGTTTCGGTCATTGGTGATATTGACTATACCAACCTTACTGTAGATGATAAGTTCCGAATCACAGGTATCTCAGGATCTATGAGTAGACAAAGGAACTTTTCCGTGAATCTAACCTTTAACGATGACTCGGTATAAAGACCACGATAAAGACATTATCCAAGAACTGATGCGTGAGATTAGAGAACTCAAGCGGCGCGTTAAGCATCTTGAAAATAGTAAGTACCCTACACTACCAATCTTTGATGTTGCACTTGGTGAGGTTCCCGATCCTACGCCACAGGGCATGATCTTTATTGCGGCTAACAATACACTTAGGTTCTATAAGGACGGGACTATTTACAACGCAGGTCCGTAGTAAGAATGATTAAATGGGCGTCCATCTTAGTAACACTGTTTGTGCTTGGCTTACTCTCAGCTAGCTTGACTTTAGGAAATCCTGGTAATGATTGTAAGAACACTAGGTCGTGTCCAGGTAATTCATGTGATAAAGAGAATGGTCATTTCGCAAGGTGTACTAGCTTGACTCTCACACTTCCAACTATAACTGTTCCTACGCTACCGATCCCAACAACTACTGAGGAAGTTCCAACCGTTCCTACAATTCCACCACTACCACTACCCACTACTACTGACACAACTTCTGACACAACAGGCACGACTACAGAGGAAGATAAGAAGAACCACAAAGAACATAATGGGAGCGGGACAATCCCACCACCAACTAACATGCCGCCAAGCAATCCCATCGCCATATCAAAAATACACTTCGGTCATAGCGCACTAAGAACGGCAGCGGTAAACTTTGGCTGTAGTTTAGCAGGATTCATTGCGGGGTTAGCAGCGGCGTGGGTATGGTGCTTAAGGCTAAAGAAGTGAGCAACGGAAACGGCCGACCGCCGCTTAGTCCGATAGTGTCCACTGCTATCGCAATTGTCGTTACGATAGTTTGGGCAGCATCGTTCTTGGCCGACATTGTTGTAAAAGACTATGATCCGAACCCACTCGTTCACTTCATTATGTTGGCAGTGGTAGGAGCAGCTTTCGGGCACTCCGTCCTTAGAAACGGAAAGGGAGGAAGTTAGGTGCATTTCAGAGAAAGGAGAAGTTATAAAGGGGATTTAACGCTAGAACAGAGGATAGAGCGTTCCGAGCATCGTTGGCGTATTGCCGCCAAAGCATGGGCAATATCGTACTTGATACTTACTGTAGGTCTTGCATCAGCACTGATTGGAATATGGCAAGCTAGTCAGCGTGATAAGCAACAATCACAGAGGAACGACTACGTGATTTGCCAGAATTCTAACCAGGCAAGACAAACGGTGCGGAACTTCATGATTACACTTATTGATCGTTCCGATAAGACACTCGATACTCTAGATTATTACAAGACGCATGAAGCGGAGAGGATAGCAGCACATGCAGCAAATGCACAAGCTAGGGCAGATGCAGAAGAACAACTCAGAGACATACCATGTGTAGTGGTAGCCAAGAACTAAGGAGAGGAAATAATGAAGATGAACTTCCCATACTTCCTTACGTCGCCTACACAGAAAGGGCCAGACGTAAAGAAGGTACAAGAGACACTTAAAGATAACCCCTTCGGTAACTTCAAGCCCGGTCCTATTGACGGAGAATTCGGAGAACAGTCAGCAGGCGCAGTAAGGCGAGCAAAGTATTGGCTCGGTTATCCTAGCTCCGACATTAATGGACGATATGGGTCTACCCTATACAGCTACCTTACTGGCGAAAAGAAGCTTCCTACCACAAACAAAGCTAGGCGATATGCCCGAGTTAAGAAGGCAGGAGAAACCCCTGTACGAGAGAAGGCACTTAAGCTAGCTGCTACTCAGATCGGTATTACTGAGAAGCCTGCTAACTCCAACATCGTCAAATTCAGTACATGGTATGGACTTGTTGGGTCTTGGTGTGCCATGTTCGTAACATGGGCATACGAAAACGTCAAGGATACCAAGTCGTTCCAAAAGGGTTCTAAGTATGCGTATACGCCTTACATGGTTCGTGATGCAAGGGCAGGCGTAAACGGAATGAGCCTTCTAACATTCGACGAGGTTAAACCCGGCGACATTGTTATGTATGATTGGGGCGGTGCAGGACTTAAAGGTTCTGCATATGCCACTGACCATACAGGCTTGTTTGAACGATGGACTAATAAAGCTAAAGGCGAGTTTACTGCCATTGAAGGTAACACATCAACTTCAAATGACAGTAATGGTGGAGAGGTAATGCGGCGTACACGTACTACTAACTTCGTTTCAGCACTTATCCGAGTGGAGGTTTAAATGTTTAGTGCGCGTTTTTGGGCTGACTTCTTTGAACGTTCTGTAAGGGGTGCCCTTATCGTGTTTCTTACGGCTATCTTCGTTGATTCATGGAGCAACGCTTCCCTCACTATTCAGCAGAAGCTTATTGCTGCTGGTAGTGGTGCATTGCTCTCGATGGGACTTTCATTGCTCTCTGCACTTAAGAGTTCTGAGAATGCTTCGTTTGTTCTTAGCGAGGCTCCCGGCGAAGGTGAGCCGCCTGCACCACCTAAGTAAACTGACTTAACAGATTCCTCCGAGCTAGGGGGAATAAGAGGCCCGGTCACGTAACCTCTCCTGCGTACCGGGCCTCTTTCTTATGTTCTAATCAAATAGGCTTTCGACCCTCTCGATCCATTTCTTTTGTGCTGCTCTCTTAATGTCTAGTTGCCTTTGATCGTATTCTTTATCATCTTTTCTACTAAACTCAAGTTCGGCCTCTGCATCAATAACCCCCATTTCCATCACAGCAGAGATAATCCCACAACCGAACTTCCATCCTTCATTATAGCTACTCATTTCCTCTCCTTTGGCTTTGCCCATCTAACTACCTTGAATATGTGACGGAACTTCTTATCCTGTCGAAATGGGTTACGCCACCAAAGCAGCCTATGATACAATCGTTCAGGTTCAATCCTTGCTGCACACTTTTTACAACGGTAGATGTTAAACCTAATTTTGCTTGTTCTAACTCCACAACACTCAGGATTCTTAAAGGGTATATGTGGCCTTCTCCAAGTTTCCCTAAGAACTAATCCATCAGGGTGCGGAGTGTTTCCGTGAAATTTTGTACTTATCATGTTGCAAAGTATAGCGGTCTGATCCAACTCTCTTCAACAAGGTGAATGTTTGAGTCCTCTGCCATTCCTAGCTTTGGTGTGTTGAATTGAGAACCATACTTAAAGAAGAACCAGTACAAGAAGTGCCGCATCGAATCTAGACCGTGTGGTACACCGCGCTTGTAAAGCCCCATCCTTTTCAGTCTTAGGTCGTTAAAGAAGTTATTGTCTCCGATTGCCTGTGCCGCCTTTTGCATAAACAATGGAGTTTCTTCGTTCAATGGAGGTCGTGCCTTACACCACAGTTTAATTACACCGATGTACTCTAGGCTCACTAGAACGATGTATGGTCTAGCGATTCCCGGCCTATACTCAAAGTCCTCACAAATAACGTGGTTTGGGCGAGTAGTTGCCAATAGCGAAAAGATGCCATAGTGGTCTAACTCTGCTTGACACGGTGCTACATACAGATGTGGTCCATCTTTGTATGCAAGTGTGTAACCTGTCGTACCGCCGGGATCAAGGCTAATAACTCTACCCATGCTAGATGTGCTAACAGGCATACGTTCCGGCCTCCTGTGGGGCTTTGTAAGGCGCTGTGCCGACCGGCCTCAGAATGACCCACGCCCGCGCTAGCTGCAACTCCTGGGGCAAGCTGTGAAGCCCTGCGCGGCCTCTCGCGGGCGGCCTCAAAGCTGCCTTCTCGCCAGTGCGTCCGTCACTTCATTAACTGCATCATCATACTTAACATAGGTATCTAGACAGTCTGTCTTAGCGTGGACAGGGCACTTCTTATTCCTTTCTAGACGAAGCGTAATACGGCAAACTCGTAACGTATCTACCCTTGGCCCACCGAGAATGTGTCTAACCTGACTTCTTTTTCCTAGGTATGCGATGTTGCGATCTACCATTACTGCTCCCATGCTAACTCTCCTTTACAGTAACCACCAAGCAAGTAAATAAACAACCACAATTACCGAAACAATAGTCGATATGAATACTGCGAAGCTATACATCAATTTCCTCCAAATCGCCCCAAGTGGGACCTACTGAGAAGTCTGCCACAAACGGAATATCCCAACCTAGTTCGTCTTTCGGTCGTGTTTCCATTACCTCTTTTGCGATACCACAATACTCGGGAATGTAATCAGTATCTACGTCTGCAATGATACTATCATGAACAGTGAGGCAGATATTACACCTATTCCAATCCACCAAATCCACAAGAAGAATAAGGGCTGACAGAGTAATGTCCGAAGCGGTAGATTGGGCTTTAAAGTTGATTCCCTCTTTAAAACTGTGATCGCGGTTTTCATCAGTAAGTAGGTAAAAACGACGTTTACGCCCGAAAGGATTAACAAGAGTACCTTGCCTGCTAATATCATCTTTTACACTCTCCGTCCATTCCTTAACTTTGGGAAACCTTTGCCACCACTTGTCAATAAACTGCTGCGCTTCCTTCTGATCCATGTGGTACATCGTTGCGAAACTAAACGCGCCCTGTAGGTAAGCTACACCGAAGTTGATGTTCTTCGATTTAACGTATTCCTCATAAGTGTAGCCAGAGCCATAAAACGATTCTGCCATTTCTTTATGGAGGGAACGTCCGGTGTCATAATAGATGTCCCTAAGTCCGGGATCTCCACTAAGGTAGGCAATCGTTCTAAGCTCAGCCTGACTGTAATCTGCTGAGACAATCCTTCTACCAGGGGAAGCCTCAAAGAGTCCTCGAATATTGGGGAGTCCTTCTTTAGTTCTTGTAATGTTTTGTAGATTTGGACCTTTACTTGATAGTCGCCCTGATTCAGTTGATGCAAGGTTGAGTTCAGTGTAAATTTTCCCATCTTTGTCCTTCTCTGCTGCGGAAATCAGACTAATGATGTAAGTGCTAGCCTGCTTCTGAAGCGATTTATAGTCGTCAAGTATTTGCGTGAACTCACTGATATACGTACGGAACTCTGCAATCGAATCCTCGCTTGCTCTACCAATCTTTTGTCTATCCTTACCTGTAGTAAAGTTGCCTTCTAGGATACTCTCCCTAGCTTGCACATCTACCGAGAATTCCTTATCTGGCCGGCGTTGTGCAGGGTGTTGTACTTTCCATTGATCGTAATACAAATTTTGTAGTTGAGGATTGCTACGAGGATTAAATAGCGGATTGTCAATCCTATCCCGCATACTGGCAATCTGTTCATCCATCGTAGGCTCAATCTCATCCTCATACATCTGAGCGGCCTTATGGTAGTTAAACGGCATCCCTGCTAGTTCAAGTCGCGTGAGAGCTTCCGAACCTCCGATAAGAAGTCGCTTATATGGAGATTCATAAACTTCGTCAGTAATAGCTCTGTTACGAGTAACATTGAAAAGTTGGAATGTACCGGCTGCGTCCAATCCAGCATAATCATAGAATCGTTCAGGAATGGCTCCGTATCCGCCCTTTTTCTTGAACGATTCAATCTCGCTACTTGAGTAGTTAGGCCACGCGAATTCATCCATGAGCATATACTCAAGTGAATGCACTCCGGGCCGTTCATCACACGCATATCCAAGCAGTAACGTGTCTTGATTAACGACGGCGTTAATTCCATGTTGTGTCCTTAGGATCTTTACGTCGAACTTTCCATTATGCCAGATGAATTCCGTTGCTCTAGTTTCAAGTAAAGCTCTAAGTTCATCAATAACCTCTCGGTCATGGCAAGCTGTTTCCCCAATGACTGTTGCCTTACGACCGTCTGTAGAAATGTTAAAGCTAAGGAGTTTAGCCTTATGAGAAATTCCGCCTCTTGACTCGATATCTGCTGCAATATGCGTATGTCCGGCCCTACGTAAACTTCGTAAAAAAGCGATTGCTCCTGTTGGTTCATCAATAACCTCTACTGTTGGTAGAACTGGTTTAGGTCGCGGATTGAAAGCTAGCTTAAAGTCTTTAACAAGGTTCGGAAAGGTCGAGTCGTCACGGAGTACGATAGCGGGGTTGTTGGTAACGATGATCCTTTTCCCACCACTGTTATGGTCATATCCACGGAGGCTATCAATCCCTGTTCTTCCAAGTATCTCAGCAACGGCTTCACTGCCTGCTGCGATAACCGTTCTACAGTCTCGTAGCTCGGAATGCAACCTTGGTGAACAGGCTTTGATTGCTTCTGTGGGTACTTTACCTTCTTTCGGCGCGCAAAGTACCGTATTTGTGATAAGTAGTTCTTCACGCTTTACTCCATTCTCAGCAAGTAGGTAATCAAGGACTTTTCCACTTGGTCCACTGAACGGCTTACCTGCTTTAGCTTCATAGAAACCAGGACTACGAGAAACAAGAGCAGTAGCAGCATTACTAGGTCCTGTTGTTCTTGCCATTGGTCTGTCATAAAGTGGACACTCCTCACATCTTGCCTGTGGGTGCTTTCTAACTACTGGCTTAGTTGCAGCTTCCATTACATATCTCCTAGACTACGCCAGCCAAAGTTTTCTTCATTACTTACGATCTTGTAGAACACCCTATCTACTTCCTTTTCGAGATTCTCGAGGTCGCCACTGTTATCAATGGTATCGAAGATAAGCCCCGGTGCTGGAAGTTGCTCACTCCTATGTTCATCTGCGATAAGACCTGGACGTTCAACTCGTACGTTAAATCCATTAAGGTTCTGAATGAACTCAAGCTCGTTTTCAAAGCGAGCATCAGTTACACAGTATCTATCTCCACGATGCCACTCGTCGCCTTGACGTTCTCTGAATAGCTGTTCTACCCAAAAATCGTCACCAAATACATCGCGGTGTGCTTCTGTGCCAAAACGCTTAAGAAACTCTCTAAGCGTCATTTCTACCATAGGTGTCCACATCTTACTAGGCTGACCCTCAAACTTTTGTTCGGGTTCACCTTTCCATCCAATAGCTACATAGCAGTGAGGATCATCCTTGTAATCGTCGATCCACTTAACCGGAATATCAAACAAACCCGCCACAGACAGCTTTAGTAGGTCTGCGAAAGCTAGCCGTTTGAAATCGTGGTTCTTGATAAGGATTTTACCAACAGTATCCTTACCAGCACCTTTGAATCCGTTAATACCAACAAGCATTAGTGCATCTTTCCGTTGTCAATATCATGGGGCAGGCCACGGTAAATGTCAATTTGGGGCTTACGCTGTTCACGCTGCATTTCGATCAATGTTTCAAGACATACGGTAAGGTTGTGAAGCATCTTTGTACCGTAAGCGACCGCCCAATCTTCATCGGACATACCGATAAGTTCCTTGGTAAGATCAACAAGTACATCAACACGAGTTGAAAGCATGAACCCATTAATGCCCCAATTAGCAGCAGGGTCCCAACCGTACAAATGCCACTCATTTACCTTTTGGTCAATCTCTCGGTTAATCCTCTCAAGCTCCGTTTCCTCTTTCTTCTTCGGTCCATCATTCGCCATTGTCTCTCCTTAAATCGCTAAGCCTTTGTTCCAACATTGCTATCTTTTCATCCTTATCTCTATTATCCCGTTCGGCCTCTACGACCTCGCCCTGCAACTCGACGCAACGATCCGCGAACTCAGCTAGCTCCTGTTCGGCTCGCTCGGCTCGCTCTTTGTAATCGTCGCGCTGCTGTACGAGGTGGTGTACAACGTCATGCTCGTTCATGGGATGTGATTCCACGTTACGTTGTTATCGCAGTTGGTAATGGAATCATGCTCGCCGGAAGAATCATCCCAATCTCCACGACATACAACATCTACATCGTTGCCACCGTTAATCAGATCACCTACATGACCATCAGCATCATACAACTTATCATTTCCACTCCCACCTACGAGAGTATCATTACCTTCGCCACCATGCAATTCGTCATCGTGTTGCCCACCTTCGATAAAGTCGTTACCGTCGTCGCCTTCCAAATAGTCCTTGCCATCCCAACCGCTCAGACCATCGGCAGCGGCTCGTGCATCAATTACATCGTCGCCACCCCACGCATATATATCCTGCTGACCGCTCGTACCAGTCATTACATCATCGCCGCCAGTTCCATCGCAAGGCATAGTAGTACTAGTAGGGCAAGAAATGTTTACAGCACCAGCGACCGTAGGTACGGCCAAAAATGCAACAACCATCATAAGGAAGATAAATACTCTCATTGTTCCTCCTGTCCAGTTAGATCTTCTAGGTAAATAGGTTTCCACTCTTGTCCTTCAGTTAGTGCCTTTCGTGCATTGCTCATCTTTGTAAAGAACGATTCAAGTGCCTCCTGTGTTACACCTCCGGGTGGCGTATGGAATTCGATATGTACCGAGATTCCATCAATGTTGTAACCATCCCAACCATGCATGTGTTTTGGTCCGAAAGTTGGGAACCACTTTATTGAATCGCCCATAGCCTACTACCCTTCCCTTCCTTTTGAATTCTAATCTGCCCCCTTTCCTCTAGGGTATAGAGGACTTCATCGGCAGTACGTCTTGTAAGGTGCCCAATCTGCATAAGGCGTGAACGTAGGATACCAGGGTGACGAGCTACCATATCGAGAATACGCTCTAGTTCTCTTTGTGTATCATTACGGCCGGCGTTATAGATAAGGTCAATTGAATATCTACCCCACCTTTGCATGTAATATGCCGCTGCGTTAATATCACTCTCTTCAACCTGGATCGTGTTATCTACCGGGACTTGCCTAGAACCAGCCCACAGGCAGGCCATTTTTAACATGCTCCGTGAGAGTCTTTCAAACGTAGGCAGTGCAAGCATTTCAATATCAGACTCTTGTGCTTTAGCTACCATTTCCATTTCAATATCACCGTAACGATTCCATGCTTCAGTGGTTAGGAACACTTCACAAGTAGCGTCCATTTCTACAGCCTGACCAGCAATCTGCACAGACTCCTTCCTAACGTAAGTCTCATGCATATTCATCAACTGTGTTAGTAGCGTGGCTCTCTCATCCAAAAGAACGCCGGTTGCGGGTCCAGTTCTTCGTATCTTTGTAAGATCGGCCTCTCCACTGACCACAAGGAACCTCGGGAGAAACCCACTAAGAACGTACTCGTCGCTGAGTAGACTATATACCTTGTCTCGGATTCCTCCACCAAAGAATATAAATATGGGATTGCTAATAGTGATAGTTTCTTTTCGTAGGAGCCTTTGGTAAACTTGTGGTACATCATACAAGTGAGTAAGTGTCTCAGGCATTCCAGCGAGATAGTCTTTACGGTTAATCGAATCGAAAAATCCACTTACCTCATCCTTATAGAACATGCTCGTCATTGATGGTCTGTTACTCAGACCTGTTAAGAGTCCTTCTACTGACCCATCTGTTGCAAGCACCATACTAGCGTCAATGTCTGCGAGCAAATCAACAGCCATACGCATAGCAGTAGTCTTGCGCGTGAGTGTACTAGTTCCGAGTACGAGCCCCCATAAGTTTGGGACCATCGTTCCGTAGCTTGTTTTGAGTCTGAGGCGTTGTGCAAGTATACTGGATAGTAGAATAAATCCTGTGAGTTCATGATACTGTGGAACGGCATCAGTAGCTTCAACTCCCCATTTAACGTAGTCAGCAATGAATCCCTCAGTTGGTGCCTTATCATCAACTAGTTCAGGAATGGTCAGATTCTTAAAAGATGCTGTAAGAGCAGTGACACGCTGTTGAGCTTCGTCTGCCTTCTGAACCTCTTTCCACAGGTAAGAGATTGGACGTGAATCACGTTCATACTTGTTGCACTTTGCGTTAAGCACAACAGCAAATGTCTCTTCTGTGTCCATACCACTTTCCAACAGGAGATTAATAACTCGCCAAAGGATCTTAGACCAATCATCATCTTCGGTTGGTTCGTACTCATACAATCGTGGAAAGTCTGTATGTCGGAGGTTCTGCCAATACTTGTATAGCACCTGCTCTACCGGAGGCAACGCAATGGGATCAGGCATATCCTCATAGATTGCGTTACCGTTCTGAGGAAGATCATCAACCTCAATAGACTCAAAGATCGAAGCAGGGATCAGTACTTCGTTTGCACTGATTAACTGAACTGCTGGTGCTTGATCGTCCTCAGCATATTTATAGTTGAGTGTGAATGGTACGCGGAGAAGCTGCGTTAGATCCCAACCACTAGGGTCTGCCCCATTGTAGTTATACTTGTAAGCAATCTTCTTGGAGTATTCTTCCGCAAGGAAGGGATCAACTAACTTATCCAGTCTCCAAATAGCTTGCCACCTGTGGGGGCTTGTCTTAATTACGCACTGCGGCGTAGGTTCAACAACGTCGGGATTGCACGTATCAAGGTCAGCCCACACAAGGTTGGTAGGTAGGCAATGTTCCTTCTTACGTTCCTGCTTCTTGAGCAGGTTTATGCAGAACCAAACATTGTGATTGATATACGTCGCCTCAACGAACCTAAGTAGCTTACCTCTCTCAGCAGGCCACTTGAAAAACTTTTGTGTAAACGACTTCTTGTTGTTTGGCTCCGCATACGCAATACAGACGTTACCATCTTCTTCGGCAAATAGGTAATCGAAGAAGGCAGCACGTAATTTTTGCGGCGCGGTAGTTGGCATTTATTCGTTAAGTGCTTTAATGTAGCTAAGGGACATTTCCCCTCCTGAGTGCGCTAAGGGGACGGGTGTTACCCCGCCCCCTTTAGTGCCCCTTGCGGTTTTAGTTACAGGATACCTGCGCTAGAGGGAGCAGCACTACCAGCAGGCCGAACACCCTTAACCTCATTTGTCATAGTCTCGGGGTCATTGTAGTCAGGCTTCTGACCGATAGTAACATCTGCATCCCTACCAACAAGATCCTCAATATCAAGATCGAACTTCTTGCTGGTAACTTCGCTTTCCTCGTAACCTACAGCCATAAGGAAACGAACGAGCATACCATTCAGCTTAGCTGCATTCTCGTAATCCTTAGGGGAAATGACGTACTGACTGAACACACGCCTATTTTCATAGTCTGCGTTCTCAGGCTCAGCTACAGGATGATGTACCTGCCACTGAATCTTAAGCATAGGCGTACCTGCGGGAAGCTTACTATTCTCGCCACCCTTAGTCTCAGCCATTTCTGCCTTGAAGATAGAACAGCGATACCTACCGGAAGGCAGTGCGTCAAAACCGCTAGTATCAGCATTGCTAAGATCGAGAAGGCCCATCTTGTATTACTCTCCTTTATCGCTAGTACCATTACTATGGATAAGGTCCATCAGTTTCGGAACTGTTGGACTGATAACAAGATCGCCAAGCGCGTCAGTCCTATCCTTGGCCGTAATCCTGCGTGTACCTACGAACTGTATCTTACGTACTAGTTGTTGATCTTCCGTGTTTGTGAACATATATCCCACAACGTCCATAAACCCCGGAAGTTCCTGTCTCAACTTTCCTGGTACTGAAGGTTGAAACATCAACACGTTCTCGTTATCACGTTGCTCGCTAACAAGGGCTGTCATAATCGTGTTGCACTTAAGATCACGAAACCCTCTAACGATCCTTCTAATGTGTTGTGAGGATTTACCCCACTCACGCTGACTTGGTACATCAGGGTCTAGATCAGGTCGTTTGTTTACTACCTCCCTCATAATGTCTCTCATATCGAGTTGCTGAAGTTCCGTAAGTGAATCAATACAGACCGTTCTGTAGTATCCTGGCTTATCATGCAGTTTCTTGTGAATATCCACAATGTCCTGAATTGACCTAGCCGTGATAACGTCAATATCTTTCCGCTTACGGAGTGTAGTAACTCCTGCCTCTACGTCAATGAGTAGCATAGGGGTAGTTTCAGGATGATCCTGTGCTGTCCCAAGTAACGTAGTTTTGCCCACACCAGGGTTTCCGTAAATAAGCATGTTCAAATACGGAACTGCCTCAGCGGGGTGGACAATATCGAGTTCCCCAATAAAGGGGTTCTCTTTCTTTGCTGTAGCTGCCATATCACCCCCCTTCTTCGTGTTCGTGAATTTGAAGGTCTGCCCAAAAATGTAACGTCACAAGAGGTACTCCGTCTTTCACACTGAATTTCCAACCTACTTCACTTACATAGTCTATAGTCTTTCCGTCAAGCTTAATCTCTCGGGGAGTACCATGCTCGTCCTTATATACATCTACAACTGGAAGTCCCTCTGATCCTTTTCTAACTGGACACATTACCAAGCACTCGGCACAATAGATGCTAATGTGCCATAGATGAATAGGAAGATGATGAACACCCACATCTTCGGGAAGTAAACTGGTCTGTTAAGAAACCTTTGCAAGCTCATGCCTTTCAAGATGAAGTGCTACTAGTCTTGTTCCTTCTCTGCATAGATTCTCTATTCCTGGTGGTACATGACAAACGGGGCACGTAACTGAAAAGACACAATGCTTCGGGTCTGGACAATGCCCGCAATGTTCGCATTCGTAAGTTGGGATAGGAGCATCTACTTCGCATGATTCGTTTCGACAGTAGCCATTATCTAGAGTTTCTCCGCATTCGCATTTAAGGTTTACATTCTGGCTTACGTGCTTAGGCTTGTTGAGTAGTGCTTGTATTAGCTCGGGTGGTAGGTCTTTTGTGTTCATACTGATAGAGGAAGTACCTTGTCGAGTTCGTAACAGACAATGCACCAATCCGTTGCTTCTTCAATAGGAATCTTTACTGAGTCCTTCGTAATAGGTATTCCGCATAGAGTCTTTGTCCTTGCTGCATTGGCGTAGTGATTCATTTCATCACCACTACCAGCATCAATCTTGTCAAGTAGGTTATCTGTAAGTGTTGTAGTCATAGTTATTGGGGGGTAGGGGAGCTACGACGCATAGCTTTGTTCCCCTACCCTGTTCACGATGATGTACCTGTGCTTACAACGTGAACTGTCGTAAGGTCGGTAGCGTCGCACCATCACCTTATTTGTCTTTGTTTGGGAACTTAACAAACTGCCCTTTGTTGATTGGTTGCTCTTTCTCAATTTCTCTCTTGTGCGTACCACATAGGAGGTAAGGGCCAAGTGTCCAACGAGCTTGTCTATCACAATAGTTATGCCCAAACGGTACTTGATTAATTTCGCATTTCATTATCTGTCGCGGTTCTGCTCATAGCCGTCTTTCAGCATTGCAGTGTAATCTGAACCATCATCTTTAGCCAAGCAAGGTGCCCTAAGCGCACAGTGTACGCAAAGGTAGTCACCGTTTGGGTTAGGATAGATGTATGGGCTATTGAGCATTTCCCACGCGATAGCCTTAATATGCTGGCCGGTCGCTGCAATCTCATGTTGATTGCGTGGGATAAAGTTACGCTCAATAAACCGCTTGTCTCCTTCTTCTACCAAGAACGTGTAGTAGTTCTGCATCTTCACATCGTTGGTGTAGATCGGCATGAGGTTATGCTCATTGATGTAGTCAATAAACATTTCCGCCGTTGCAGACTCTTCCGTTCTATTGAGAGAAGGCAGACCATTCTTCAAAGGTGTGGGAGGCTGCGGATATACTTTACGCATAGCCTGATGGAAAGCCTCATGGATTACCTTATAAGGCAAGTCGTGAATCTTTGCTTCTTCCTGACTTGCCCACATATATGTAGTTACCTGAGCGTCGTTCTCAAGAGACACACGGTAGCTATCATCAATCTTCGTCTTAGTCTTGTAGTCCTGAATACCAAAGTGAAGTGTCTCGTTATGCTGATAGATCATATCCCGCTTACCGCGGGCATGAACCTCAAGCATTTCACCATAGTTAGGCGACTCTTCTCTTGAGTCTTTCCACTCAAAGCCAAGAGGTACGCTAAAGGTAGATTCAGCAGCAATGACTGTAAAGTTATCTTCCCTGGCTGCGTAACCTTTGTAGAATTCCATCATTCCAATGCCAAGGTCCCTATACCCGAAGAACTCTTCTTCGTCGGGATCAGGCAATAGATCGCGCAAGCCTTCAATCCTGTAACGCTTTTCCTCATCAGGGATAACTTCGATACCAGTAGAAGCATCAATATATTGCGTCCCAATCATTTCTGATGTTACGGGAACCTCTACCGGCTTAATGTCGTACGTTTGGTCTAGGAAATCTTTCCTAACTATGCCACCTTCCCATTGCAATGCGAACCATGTACTAAATGCTTCCACAGGGTCACGTTGCAGAATGGGGTCATACATCATTTGTAGCGCCCAATGAATACCAGTCCCAAACCACAGATTAGGATTGACACCATAGATTTGTACCTTGCGTCGCAAGTTAGTCCTAGTAGGGCTAGTCCAATCCCAATACCTACGGCACCGCTTAAAAGATGCAATATCGCTAGCGTGAATAGGAATAATGTCGTACTTATTTGGAATTGCTGGCGGAGTGGTAACAATCTGTACCTCAGTCATAGTGTGCTACCTGACTCACGTTTGAGTTCTTCATTTACTCTTTGCGCTAGCTTGTTAAGGATAGCCTCATCTTCAAAGATCGAGTCTCTTTCCTTAACAGGAGTGATGCGATCATTTACAAAGGCACGCATTTCTGCTTCACTCATTATGAGTGCCTTTTGTGAAGTAGCGTTCATATCTTATTTTCTCCTTCCTGTGGCTATGGCACAGGGGTTGCGCGGTGCGTGGAACCAGGAATACTAGCAGGTCTGAAACGTAAAGTCAATGGGTTTTATTGCCCATGTTGTAACTGTCCGGTCTGTGCAATCCGCACACTAAGTTGCCTGTCCCTGTTCCGTCGTCATACTGCGCTTTGTAGCTACATGGCCTACCTGATCCAGTGCGGTATCCACACTTCTCGATATTGTGGTAGAGTCGTGCGCCACCACCTTTAGGCTCATGCCTGATCGCTTGTCGTCGGTACTCGTCAAACAGCCGTTTCACCGCCTGCTTGACTTTCAGTACAGGGATACCAGCTTCGATTGCATAGTCCTCGTATGTTTTGTGTTCGTGAGTAGTCATTTCCTCAAAAATAATGGGGGCACCGTTAAGTGCCCCCGTTTGTTTTAGAACCAATGCGGCGGTTTCTTGCTAACCGCGATCTGACCGCTCTGTGGCTGGAACCAGTGCGGAGGCTTCTTACCCTGTGAACTCTTAACAGCTCCACCAAACGCAGCGAAGGCCGTCACTACAAGAACAGCAATAAGTGCGAGAAACATAGAAAGCTTGAGCATCATTCACCCCCTTAGTCTTAGAAGGTTACGCCGCAGACTTGTCGTGAATCTGCCAAGGATGCAACCAGTTCTTCTTGTGCGGAGCGCGCTTATGCTTATCACGCTTCTTACGTGCCCTGTTACGAGCAGACTCAGTTCTGAACTTAGGATAACTAATTGGCATTGTTGTTCTCCGGCTCAAATACATATCGAAGGTTAAAGTCTGGACAACGACCAAAACCAAATGGCCGTGGACGACACTTACTAGGCAAGTCCTCATAAAGCCAACCACCGTCAGGGTGTGGCGCAAGTATTCTGATCTTGCGGAATGGCTTATACCTATCTGTATTGGCTACAAAGATCATGCCAACTTCGATAGGTCCTTTGTAAGTCTCGCGGATCGGCTCCGCTTTTACTTGTGGTAGTTGTTCATTCATCTTCCTCTCCGAAGATTTGATTGAACCAACCCATCTTAACCTCGTTCACTTTCTCAATACGTTGGTCAGTAGTTTTCATGGCGTTGATGAATATTACTTGTGGAACCTTAGTTTGCCCTGGCCGGTAGATACGGCTAATCCCTTGGTTGTTATCCTTGGGACTCCACGATCTATCAAGGAACACGCACGTATCTGCTGATGTAAGGTCAATGCTTTCTGATCCAAGTTGGAGAGTACAGATAAAGACCTTATGCTGCTTTGTGGGCCAAGTGTCGTGCCACAATTTATATCGTTCTTCATCGTTATGACTCTCCTGCATGTGAATGTATGGAATCTTAGCTTTCTCGAATCGTACCTTAGCAAGCTCAATAGGATCTTTGAAGTTTGAGAACACTACGATCTGTTGCTCAGGTGACGAGTTCTCAATAATGTCCATCAAGGCGTCTAGTTTTGAGCTAGGCTCAATGAGCTTAATCTCCTGCACCATACGCTCCGCAATAGGATCATAATGCTCACCGATCTTCTCAGGGGTAGCTACACAGATTTGACGGAGCCTAGATAGCTGACTGAGAACGTTCGGGGAATAGATAGGCTCTCCCTTATGATCCAGTGTTTGTAGCATGGACTTAATCTCGTTATACATTTTTCGCTGTGTAGCTGAAAGTTCAACAGGCTCGGGTGTGAAGAGTGGCTCATGCAGGATTCCTTCAAATACTCCGTTAGGCCCGTTCTTAGTTCTTCTAGGACCGTAGCCTCTAATGAGGTCACGTAGCTCATCCTCCTTACCAATCTTAATACCGACGATTGATTTGAACCCATCCCAATCGTCAATCTCACACCATTCCTTAGTGAACTGTTCTTCACTAGAAAAGCCTTGCGGCCATAGGAAGTTGAGAGGCGACCACAATTCGTTGGGTCTGTTAATCATCCCCGTTCCGGTCATAATGTGCTTGAACGGAGTACGCCTACCAATCTGCTTAATGAGTCTAGTCCACTGAGAAGTCTTTTCCTTCATCCTGTGGGCTTCGTCTACAATAATGAAGTCCCAATCTACATAGTCAAGTAGCTGCCAGGACTTGCATCTGTTCTGAAAGCAGTTGTAGTGCGCGATGGTAATGGAAGGCCGCTTCTTATCAATAGGAAGTGCAAAGACGTTCTGATACTTAAGAAGGTTTCCATTGACCAGCATCTTGGTTTTGCCAGTTGCCTCCACACTGTACGTAATCCAATCCTCGTCAAGACAGATAGGAACGTCACGGAAGTAGGCTCCCTTGCCTGACTTCGTTGTTACTATCAGAACTCGAGGATTCTTAATTCCTTCGCCCCGTAGTTTTTCGTCAAGCATCCACAGGGCAGTGGAAGTTTTGAAGCATCCCATTTCAGACCAGTTAGCAGACTTATCTAAATTGAGTAGAAACTTAATATCTTCCTGCTGCCAGTCGGCACGATCGTAATGATCGTATTCAGGGATTACAAATGATTGTGGTGCTAGCGCGGTGTTCATCATTCTCCGATTGTTTATTAGCTCCGCGAAATCTATCGCCTGGATTAGTAGGTCTGTTCATTGCTTCGACTAGTGCTTTGTCGGGGTCCATACCTGCACTAATTCTGCGATGGTATGCAACCCTCACTAAGCCATGTTCAACGCAAAAGTGATGTTTACGGGTAGTGTCAGCAGACACGCCGCCTTGTACTAGTTTATTACAGACAGCACAATAACGAAAATGCTCATTCTTCAGGATCTTTCTAATTTGAGAGAAGTTGAGTCCTTCAAAGAGTAGTTCCTCAATCCTCTCGGCGTTGTTTCTAAGATAGGTTTCCCATTTACAACGCCAACACTGGTTGCCTGAAGATTTGTTTGAAAATGGTGTGTGGCAATTTACGCATAGCTTAATGTCGGGTAGGTGTTCAGCTACACAGTCTGAACACCACCCGTATATTGCGACAATGGTTCTATCCCACTCTCCGCACGATGGGCAGTATCTTGTGTAGTCGTAATCAAGAGCAGGTTCGCTCATAGTTACACTTTTTCCCAATATCTCATGCGAAGGCTGTTATGTCCGTTCTGCTTTTGGAGAACGGCTCTACGCATGTTCTCACTTGTTACCTTATCTCGTAGATCATCCCGCTCAAGTTCCTTCTGTTGTGCAGTTGCCAACTTCTCAGTTACCATTTACGCACCTTGTAGTTTGAGCAGTTTAACAATGGACTTCTGATTGCGAATGATTCCATCTATCACTTCTGATGTACCAGTCTGTAGATCAACAATTCTATGCATCCTAATTTGCTGATCCGACAGTTGAACTTGAAGGGTCTTGATCTGTTGATCTTGACTCTCTAATTTACTGTAACCGAGAACACATATTACTGTCAGTATGCCAATAACTACGAGGGTTAGATAAGGCCACAATTTCTGGCCGTAGTAGGCCACGGATAAAACCCCCTCGCCTTCCACCCATTGTATGCCATTTCGATTTGTTCAATAGCAGGCCAGTTATCAGCCGTACCATACGTTGCATACGCTCCTGGGTTGTATGTCTGCTGAAAGCTAATGTCTGCCTGGAATCCTCCATAATAACCGTTGCCGGTATTTGAAGTCCAAGCTCCTTCACCTTCATGCACACACTTGGCACCTGACGAGTAGTACCAGTCCATAAGTGTTTCCGAGTAGCACAGGCTTGATTTATTCTGCGCTCTGTGGTGCTTTCTAATTGCATAAAAGACGTGCCTATTCCGCCACTGTGGATTAACTTCAGCAAGCGGGGTCTTGGTGTATTCATCGAATGTTAGCTTTGGTCTGCATCTATTATCGAGTGCCCTATTAGTCCACTCAAACTGATTGTACTTAATAATCTCTCTGTACTTACTCAGTGAAAGACTAATACCATCGGGCGTAATTGTTTCATTTGATGCGGCTCTTGTTGTCCCAACTACTGCCGCAGATAAAACCAGCAATAGTACGGTTAGCATGAGAGCATAAAACCTCAAAACATAGACTCCTTGTTTGTTTACACAACTTCCCTCTCCTTTGGGGGATTAGGTTTAGATCACTCCTTTCATACCTTGAAGTTACACAGAACAGGGAGGACGGTACTTGTCACTATTAGGGCTGGCGACTCCTTTTAGGAGCATTCCCTGATAGTCCAGACTAACGCTTATTCGCCAGTTTCGTCATTAGCCGACCATCCACTCCCTGTTCTCTATAACTCCATAACTTAAGGGAGCATACGCCTGCGGTAACGTATGCTCCCTTAAGATAGGTACGGAGCCGGGGAGGGGCTAACAACCCAACTCCGTACCCTGGTTGTGGTTCGTGTGCAAACACCAGTTACCTGGTATCCTACCTACCGGGGTGTTCTGGGGAGAACATAATAGGTAGCCTGTCTCCACGAACCACGTCTTTAATTTTTCCCCTCATAACCCCTCCACCTAGAATAACATGGGGGATAGCTCCATAATGCACCGCGCTGGAACATCAGTATGCTATCCCCCTCACCGGAGGCAAAACCGATGCCCTGACACGGTAGCAAAACGGTATGTGAATGTCAAGGGCTTGTTACCCTTATCCAATCTACTAGCATTTCTGCCGGTACCTGCGGAGGACCACCGATACCTGCCCAACGTGACGGGATACCAGTCTTTGCATCAAAGATGATTCCCTGCTCTAAGGTGTTGGTCATATTTGTCACCTTACCACAAATAAGCCGGCGATCCTTATACCATACACCAAATACCACTTTATTTGGTGTCGGGTATTTCATGTAGTATTCACGGTATCTTTTGGAGAAGTCGAATGGCAACTCAATAGAAAAATTGCTATTCCTTCCCGTCGTCCAATCTTTGCTGTTATCGTGAACATGACAAGTTAGCTGATTAGGGAACGCACCCCTCATTTCAGCAATGTCTAGTTCTGTAGGCTTTACCCTATCAGTACCCATTGTCCACAATGTCTGCCAAAAACCAGCCACAGCAGCAAACTTGATACGTGACGTAATAGTGACAGGTGGACTAAACGACTTAACTACGATACTAGGAGGCCAACCACGACCATGCAAGAATGTAGAAATGCTGGCGGCATCGTATGTTCTTCCTAGTGTCCCTGTCGTTAGTGCAAGATGCAGGGCACTACCATCTACATAAACGTTACTAGGTGAGTCCGAGTAGCAATACCAATCAATTGCCATTATCTCATGTGGACACCCTGTACGTATGATCCAATCACTACTAAGAGTGTTGGTGTTAAACTCGTCTTGCCACACTGTAGCTGCGTTAGCTGTTGAACTAAGTGCAAGTGCAGCAAGACAAACTAAAAGTGTTTTAATCATAAGCCCCTCTGTTGTTGTTTAAGAAATTAGCGGGAGAGTGCCGGTACCGCAGCCGACCACACTCTCCCTAGTAGGGATCATCCTTACACAATCTCCCTACCCTCTAGAACCTAGTGTAAGTAGGTTCCATACTTAAATCCGGAACGTCCCTAGCCAGGTGTCTTTCAGCACCCGCTGTCCACACTCACCACTAGGGACGTATTTATGTAAACTGTTTAACTAAATGCTGTGGGCTAGGTGCAAGTTTTCTGGCGACTTGACTTCATTACCTAGCCCACACCCTTTAGCTAGCTGAGTTGTTTACGCCTCAGCGCGCAGAAGGTAAACGCCGTTCTCATGCAGAACCACACGAACCTTGTCAGCACCCTCGGGAGCATCCTTAGCCTTACGAGCGTTATCAAAACCAATCTTCACGCTCTGCGGCTTCTTACCTGCAAACACACCCTCTTCGAGATTAACCTGAACACCATTGGAATCACTCTCAAGGAATGTACCAAGCTCACGTGCATACTCTCCGCGAGTCCTCGCCTTGCTAAGCAGTTCAGCAATAACACTATCTTCAATCGGCGTAGTAGCCATACTCGTTCTTGTCCTTTCGGTAGTTACGTTAGTTTGTGTTGTCTCTGTTGCTTTCGTGCTACGGTTTTGCCTTCTTGGTTTTGCCATTGACCCTCTCCTTCTTATCGGCGGCATCTTCTTCTAACTTCAGTATCCGCCTTTCGTGATTCTCAAACGCTTTTACTATATCCATACCTCCCAAACGTTCGACTACGCTCTCAATCTCTGCCTGCATGGTAGCAAGGGTGGAGGCTCCTGTCAAGGTCAATTCGTCAATTTCTTCGCGCTGTGGTCGCGCATGAAACGCTATTACAGTTGGTCTGCCTCGTGTACCTCGCTGTAGAACACTCATGTACCCACGATCACGAAGCAAGGACATAACAGGAACGTAGTATGATTGGGAGTTACTAACACGTTTCCATACAGGACTCATGCTTCCACGATAAACGTTAAAAGTCTGTCCGTCAATATCCTCCTGTTCCGATAGCTTAAAAAGTTCGTCATAGAAATCAGTTGCGACTTCAAAAATCTTATCGGTTGTTGGCATCGTCACTCCCATATCCAGCTAGGAAGCAAAGGCGACATACGTTAGTATCTCTGATGTTTACAGTAGCGATAAACTTCTCCTTCTCAGTCCCGATACGTTGGTCAGGACAATCAGGATTGTCACATGGTACACCGTGATTACGGTCCATCTTAAAGAACAGTGTGTACGTACGAATCGTTGTATCAACAACCTTCTTAGCTCGCCGGCCTGTTTTCTTTGGAGCGTTGATTAGCTGATTAAAAAGGTTTGAGTCAATCGGCTTCTGACTACTCACCAATTACCTCCATAGCTGTAAGCTGTGCCTTAAGTGAATCAATGTTAGTCCAACCACAAGGTAGCTGCGCTCCATGCTTTTGATAGAACACCTTGCCTCTTGCATATTCAAGGTCAAATAGCTCACCTTGCAAATCCGCCTGTGGTGCCTTTTCTTTAACAGCAGCGTACAGGTCAATAATCTGCAAAGGGTTCAATTCGTTCCTACCCAACCTAGCGGGTGTAGCCTCATAGTTTTGCGATCCCTTCTTAGGAGCCATCTGTATGCAACTCTTCCCCAATATGAAGGATCATCATATTGTACCCTCTATCATTCTCAGTTTCTATCGTGGCAATTGGTAGTCTCTTACCATCTACCTCGACAACTACCAAGATTTCATCTGCGGGATAGTCTGGAAAGTCTGTTGAGTACCTCTCAAGATCATCGTTTAGATCCTCCAAACTATACGAGTTATGTGCCACTGCGAATACCCTCCTGTGTAATTTCATATTCTCTGTGCCCATCGCTAAAGAACTCGCTTACCTTGATTGCTAGCGGAGTCGTGAAAGACTCTTCAACAATCACGTGAGTTACCTTAGTAGTAGGCACCTTCCTAAGCTCTGAAAGTTGCTGTGGTGAGAAGAAGATCATCGCATAAAATAGACAGTAACCGCAGGACTCAGACCCTTATTAAAACCCTTCATAATGGTCCTACCATCAGAAGTGTCCCTTCTACGGTAAATCCTCAGGCCAGCCTTTCGCATAGCTGCCTCAACTCCACGCTGTTGCTGTTCTCCGTACACAAACACATCAAGGCCCATTGCATCACTGTAATCATCGTCATGCAATGCGTCTGCAATCTCTTCTACAAGCTGTCCACTCAATCTGTTGTTATGCATTTAGCCACTCCTTAATCGATTCTGCCTCCATAATGATCCTGCCATACATATCGAAACCAATCAAATTCTGTGGGATACCAGTCCGTAGGTGCAAATTAACCTTAAGCTTGTTGCTCTCTTCCTTTCGCTCTTGGTCAATACGTCGTTCTTCTGCTCTTGCCGCTGCAAGCCTACGTTGCCTATCAATTACACGATCATTGTAATCATCCCACCAATCAAAAACGTCCCTTGCACGTACCACTTCAATCTTACCTGTAGATTCCCCGGTTTCTTTATCAAGATGCTCCACAGTTGCAAACGTGGACATTCTCTGATTCCAGGGGTCACGCCTCCGTTCAATCTTAATCATCTTAACGCGGCTAGCACGCGATGGTGTCTCAACACCCCGAGGCTTCCCATCTACATAAGCGTACTCATGCCCCGCCCATAAATCTTGTGCCTTCATATGACTTAAGCTCCTTTAGCCATTCGTCTAATACATGGACCTACATGGTAGTTGCAGATGTATTGTTGTGGTTTGTCATTTTCTGGCGTGATACGAAACTCTGCCTTATTGTGACAACCTACAACATCGCAACCACCAGCCTTACCACGATCAAATACGGCAATCTCAAACTTCATGCTATATCAGTCTCCGTAAGATCGTAGGTCTGCAAAAGTTCACTCTTGACCACTGATGCAGAATACTCAAAGTTTGTGATATGTTCAGTTGATGCTTCTACATTTTCCATATCATCTACGGTTTCCTCAATCACTGCATTAAACTGCTTGAGAAACTCAATAGCTTCTTGTCTAACCATCTGTTACTACCTCCAAATCCTCACAAACATGGTTCATTGCATGGCCGTAGCCTTCGCCTTCGTTATCCCAATAGGCTGTAAAGGGCTCAGTTCTGTTCTGAATGCGCCAAGCTACCCAAAGAGTAGGGTGAAAGTACCTTGCTCTCATAATGGAGTCATCCATATCTACGCTCCCTTCCCAAACATCATAAACCATTCCGTAGATAGTACGACCATCCTCATCCCCACCCATAACTACAGTACCTACTGTGATGGGCTTTCCATGTACATCGGCAATTGTCTCAAGTGGATTGTCCATTACATTTTCACCAGCATAGTAATGAGCAATGCAATAATCAGAGCCAACTGCACGATAATGAATGTAGCTGAACTATTGAGAGAACTCAACTGATACAAGAATGCCCAGGTGAATTCATCATCGGTTACTTCATTCTTCTCCATCTAGTGCCTCCGTCCATTTTGTCACTATTTCTTTCTCACTACCAGTTAGTTCATACCACTTACAATCTTCCCAATCACGTACACCTTCTCTGAATACAAGGTAGACTTTAACTTCTGATTTCTTTTCAACATCTACTAGTTCAGGTTTACCTTCCACGTTCTGCCTCAATCATTCTTTGATACCGCGTTTCAATGAACTCAGTCCATCCACAAGTTGCCTCAAAAACTTCCTTATCGAATTCCTTGTTAGAGAAGCGAAACGTGTCTGTGAATCGTCTGACCAACCAGCCATAATGTTGTGCCCCTTCTATAGAATCTGCAAACTTATCACGAAACTCTAAGAGCATTGCAGCTACAGAATTGAAGTGTCTAGCTGTATACATTATGCACAGAACCTAAAGAACTCGATTTCTGTGGACTTAAGTGCTGTTCTTGCAAGCTGCCTCATCTTAACGGGGTCACGCCCTCTTGCAATAGCTTTGAGAACGTCTTGACGTAGCGAATCCTCCAAACTATGCGCCTTCTCATAATCCCGCTTCACTTCATCAATCTCTGCAATTCTATTTATCACGTCGATAACTTCCATTACTTCGGCTCCCACTCAATTACATTGCGGAAGTTCTCAGGCAAGTTAAGTGCATAACCCCTGAACACTTCTTTAACCTTGGCCGTCTTGCGAGTACACAGTACCCACACAAAGCCGCCTGATCCATTTGGATCGTTGGTATCGCTACACCGTGACCAATCAGATACCTCAACACCGTGTGCTTTAGCACTATCTGAACCAGGGGCAAAGCCGAAACGCCATACAGCTAGCTTATCTGAGATTCCTACACAATCACCTGAACGTAGCATAATCTGATCTTCGGAATCACCTGGAACAGTGAAACCTCGCCCTACGTCTGACCAAGGGCTAATTAGTCTCATTGTTAAAACTCCTTAGGAATGCATGGAGCAAACCAAAAGTCTGAGAAGAGCATATTGATGTAATCTTCTCTCTCAATCTCAGGCTGCTCTGCAATTTGATCTGCATAAACATAGACGATAACATCGCCTGAATCCTCTGCATCAATAGGCATAGCGTCACGCTCACCGCCAAACTTACCTTCCGGGCCATAGTGTCTATTATCACCACACTCGGCAGTGTGAACGTGAAATGTACCCTTACGCTGATCGTTCAAATTAGGGCCATGCACATATACTTTCATTTATCGGTTGCCTCCAGATTTAGTTCTGATTGCTTATAAATATCCCACTCGGGGTCCCTATCGTCCCACTCTACTTCGTATTGGTAAGTGGCAATTACCTTAGTAACTACCCCACCACTACCTGACGCGCCTGGATAGACGACTCTTGTGCCTTCCTCAAAAAGTGGTTTGTCCATCGGTTGCCTCCATTCATGTGGTCTGACCATCCTACCAGAATCTTGACCAGAAGTCAAGGGGTTATCACGGTTACCTGCTTTGCCTGCTTTCTAGCCTTACGTACAACAGACCAAGTACCTGACCTCAGTTGCTCAATCGACTGAGCAGGGCAGGCAATCATAATGTCTGACCAGTCCACAATGTCTTGATTGCGTACGTGGTACGGCTGTTCATCAAGTACGTTTGTCGTAATCTTGTTGTATCTACCACCATGAGCCCTATCCGAATAAGCACGCTTAGCTGGATTATCAGGAGGGTGAATGACGATGTAACCATTCGACCGCCCGAACATAATATCGTGAAAGATTGCATGAGCCTGGAAGTCTGCACCAATACAATCACCATGATGAAACTCAACTGACCCATGATCGGGAATAAGCTTCAATAACTCTGATTCAAGCATTATTGACTGATGTGTGGTCAGTCCCTTTTGACTTCCCGTAAATCCGATTCTTAACATTGCTACCTCCTATAAGCGTCAGAACGCCAGTAGTTGAGTAGAGTCTCAAGTTGAAAGTCTGTCTTGGCTTCAACTACTACATGACGTTCAGTAATCTGACCCGTCCTATAGTTGGTGTAAGTATCTGCGGGATAACAGATTACCTGTGGATGTATTGTAATTTTTTCACCATCGTATCTAAGGTACACAGTTGGACCTTCGCCTGTAAACCTTTCATCAATGTGATCCCAACACTCTTTATCCAATGCATCGAGTGCAGTGGACAGATCACCATGATAATCCTCCTCATCAATTAGCTCTGAATCACATGCACCTTCGGGAATTTCATACTCATAAACGATTATGTGGAATCTCTCCTTAGGCATTGTTCTCCTTACTCCCCATGCATTGTCTACTGCATCACGGATTACTTTTGCTGGTTTCATTTCAACCTCACATTCTCTCTAGCCATATCTAGCCAGTGCTGTACCTTAGAGGCATCATTTTCAAATGCTTCTTTGTCTGCCTTAGTTTTAATCTGCCAACTTGCTGTTCTCTGAATAAGATCAGCAAGCTCTTTGTTGCACCTATGCAGATGATACACAGTTCCATTATTCATCTTCAAGCCTCCATAGGCTACCGTCGGGTGCCGTTGTTAGACCAAGAGTAATAACAATCTCTCCACCAACATCAATGACCTGGACTTTCGATGGATTCAAAATTGCCCATCGAGTTAGATCGTCCATAGAATAACCAGGTGAAAATACCTGAACACCATTCTCCCTAAAGGGAGTCATTGCGTTATCTAGTTCCTCTTTTGTATCGCGTTCATCATCCATAATGCACCACATCAATTTCGTGGGCACACTCAATCAATCGTACTGCCAGACCTTCTGAAGCATGTTGCGTTAGTTTCAGAACTGGAATTCCTGAGACTAGAACCACGATTGCTGAATTTCCTTCAACTACCGTAGCTCCAACATTTGCTGCTAGAGTAAGCTCAAGGTTCTCCGTATTGTCTGCCATTAGTAAATCACTCGCCTTTCAATTGTCTTACCATCAACCCACGTTGCATGAGTTTGCTGCAATGTGTCTAGTGAATCTGCACCAAGCAACACACAATTCACATTCAACATTTCAAAGAATTTATAGTCGTTGTATGCTCTGAGTGATCCTGCATGATCGCTGTCATAACAAAATGCTATCGAAAGACCTCCTATACCTGATTTGATAACTAGATAGTGGTACATCAGGTGTAATACCTCCCCATAATTACCTGGTCATTATCTCCATTTACATTGATCTTGATTAGAATACCTGAGAAGTAAGTATCTGCGATATATCCATCCCACTTCCTAAACTGTGGATCGAAGTGTGTATAGGTAGTGGAGAAGTCATCAAGCAAATAAGTCTCACCCTTATATTCAATTGCGTCACCATGATCGGTGTCCACAATCAACCGGGGTACGTTGTTAGTGATGATTGTGATACCACTCATGACAAGACCTCCCAAAACTCAATACTCACAAGCTCCCAATCTTTTGGTATATCCTGCTCAAAAAGATTGAGTGCCTTCTTCATACCCTTATTGATATTTTGTGCATAAACCTTTTGGAAGTGATACCCTGCAATACCGGGTACTCCATGCTGCACTAGAATCCTGTAAGCAATGTGCTTCATGTTTTGCCTCCTACCGATTGTTTCAGTTCATGGTCAAGCCTATCTAAATCTTTGAAAAGTCTTTGACGTTTGAACAGTCTCCAACTACGGGTCTTGAGAATCTTTTGTGCTGTGATTCTCCATTGCAGTGCAATAAGATAGGTTGTTGCTTCTTTAGTGTAACCTTCTCGTCTTGCTAGTTGAGCGGAAAGCTCGAGAACTATGTTTGGTGTATCCTTGAGTTCCTTGACTGATACTTCATGCATCGTCAATATCCTTCCAACCAGCAAACCTATCAAGGCTCTTTGCAGACTCAATTGCATAAGTAGGATCATGCTCAACATCGCGCACAGCGTGTGTTACTTGATCCACAATCTTATAAAGTTGATCTGCAATCTTCACCACATCAAACTTGAAACCAATATAGATAGTTTCCTCTTGTGGTTGCGCGGCTTGCATTTGTAGCCCCTCCTTTCTTACTGCTTAGTAGATACCCTCAGGGTTAGGATCACTAAGGGCACAATAGCAAAGTTCCCTGAGTTGCCAAACATGGTAGATATTACCCTCAGGACCTTTACGCCTCATACCAAACTCTTGCGCTCGTTCTCTCAAAGTCTCTGGAGTATAGACAGTTTTGCCATACCATGAGGATTCAATCTTAGCCTCAGGATTACCTTCTAGTTCAAACATCTTTTTGAACAGTGCATAGTGTCCATGAAAGCACACTGAGGCTGTTCTCCGCTCTTTCCATGAGTGTGTGCTACCCCCAAACTCAGGCTGTGGGCTAAAGCTACGAAAAGTGTTTGAACTCTGAAAGTTCCTTACCGTAAACTTGATCCGCCCACGTTCAGGCTGCTCTTCTAAATTGACTGTCATACCAAGTCTAAAGGTAGCCCGCTCAATATTTTCCTTACTAATACCGTAAGCATACATCAGTTTGCCTCCTTTCTTAGATCGTAAACTTCAAGGATTACATCACAGCTACCACACCTTAGGCCACTTACATTGCGGCGGCGGTATCTAAACCAAGTGCGCCCACAGGTAGGGCATTCAAGCATGAAGTTATAGTTAGCAGTTGTCTCTGCAATTGAGGTACATCGTGTCGGACTTGCACCAACCTCTCTAGCTATCATCTTCCAAATATGATTGTGATGTTGGCTCCTTCCGTATCGGACAAAAGCTAGAGCATGTGCAATCTCATGCCGGATAGTATCTTCGATTTCACTATCAGGAGTCTTAGCCAGGTAGTGAGTAGAATAGCGAATTTCCTTGCGGGTATAGTTACACTCACCAACTCTAACTTTCTGACTAGACCACTCAAAAGACCAATCGTCTAGACCATACTCATCTAGGAGAGTTCTCGCAAGTTTCTGAGTTTGGATGATCTTATCGAGCATCGTGCATACACCCAATTTGTCCACATTCATGACAATACTCATCTTCACTCAAAGGTGATACATCGTCGGGATCAACGATGTGCTTATAATCGTCGCCCACCATAATCATAATCACATTACCTGTGGGGATTTCATCTTCATAGCAGAAGTCATATCCCTCGGTGTATGTTTCCTCTCCGTGAAAGTAGAAGGCAATGCCAGGGTATGTATCTACCCTAAAGCGTTCACCCTCTTCTGAATGTTTCCTGATTTCTTCAACCAGCATGGTTTGCCTCCTTTCTACTTATTTGAAATTTGGTAGGCTAGTAGTCCACCCCTTCATATTGTGGAATCCATTTTCCGGAACTAGCCTACCTTGCAACATACCGATAAGTGGCTCACCTTGGCATAGCGCAACAGAGCGTTACCGTTAGGGCTATTCCTTACCGTGTGATGTTGCAAGCTAGGCTAGTACCTAGCCTGTTTTTAGGTGTTAGCTCACCTTAGTTACTTATACAGGATTGGTGCATCTCTGTCAAGCTTGCAACCAATCCTAATCTTTTTGCCGGTCTTGTTCTCTACCAGTTGTTCAACGATACGCGGCACCGGATTATCGTATGTGATCTCTCCAGTGTCAGAATAGAATGCTGACCCTGTGTTACCTCGCTTCATCCATACCGCTGTGTTATGCATCGGATCAACGATAGCACAAATCTTTGTGTCGATCGGTGGCTGAATGTAGATAGCTAGCACGATCCTCCTTTCTCATAGATTGCTTGATATGAGGGCTTAGTATCGAAGTAGTAGTTGATACCGTACTTCGTCTTGCGGGTCTTATGTGGGAAGTTCTCTGCGAAGTTCTCTACATCAGTTCCGAAGTACAGTAGTCCATCGTCGCCATTGAAAAGCCTCACACCTTTACCAGTTACGTTGCTAAAAGCGTTAGGCGTTTCTGCGAACTTGAACATTGTTAGCCCCTTCTGTAGTTGCTGAGTTGATGAACTGAAGTCTACAGCATGTTGAGAGTTATGTCAAGAGGGTACCTCCTGAATGTACTCAACTGCATACCGTAGCAAATCAACATCAGACACGTAGAAGAGTTCCGTACCAACATCGAAATCTGTGATTGCATTTCCTTTACCACCACCAACAGGGATAGCCGTTCTATCTTTCTCAAGATGATGCCCGATTGCGTTGTTGAGGAACTGCCCTAGCCTTTGATTCTTTGAGTTGGCATAGGCTTGAAGTTGTAGAAGTTGCGGAGAGTTCATGATTTACCCACAACGTAGTGATTCGCGGAGTTGTAGTCATAGACCTGTGGACACATTACTCCGTGAATCCCTAGAGACATTTCAACCAAATCTTCAATGTCTACATCATCAGGATCGAACTTTACATCAAGCTCGAAATCTTCATCTTTGAACGTCATGGTTCTCACCTCCTTTTCGTTAGAAGTCTAAGGATGCTAGCCGGTGTTACTAATTGACTAGCACCCTTAGAAGTCTAAAGATCCCGCCGGATGAGATAGACCTGATCGTTCTGATGGATAACCTGCACCTTATCCTTCAGTTCAAGCTTCTCAACCTGAGTACGGAAAGACTGATAGACACTGTTAGGAGTCTTACCAGCGAAGTCTCCGTTCTCAAGATCAACCTGACCTCCTGCACTTTCAGACTTGACAAACGCCTGAAGCTCCGCAGCATAAACACCGCGCAAACGTGCAGAACTCTTGACTTCTGCGATACGCTTAGGATCAAGTTCGGTAAGCATTTTTGGCTCACACCCCCTTTCTAGTTTCTTGGCTTTGTAGTTACGCAATGGTTCTGCGTAAAATTGGCTTAGTGAAGGATCTTGTTTCTTTGGTTCCGGCAGTGGGATTAGGTTCATATTAGAACCTTCTGTCGATAATGTCAAGTAGCCATGATTCATGTACTGCAAACATGATCGTTAGCGTACCCAACCAACCACCTAGATAACCGTAGTTGTTTGCGAGGTCGATTCTATCCTCACCAACGAAAATCCGTGGTTCTGTAGAAAATGTGCTTTTCATTCTAGTAAGCCTCCTTTTCTACCTTTGCAGTGTACTCTCCGGTAGAGTTTGAATTTCTCCACCGTTCTGCAAACTTTTCTGCGGAAACCTCATCGGGGCAATATTTCTTTCTTATGTTTCTTGCCCCTTTGATGCTATACAGAACTACCCAATGAAATCTCATAAAGCCTCCTAGTATTAGCTTGCTCTATGTAACATACGTAAGATCGTATGTTATACGCAGCAAACATAATAACATATCTTATATTACTTATCAACTCCTAGAATCTTCTCTACTCTCTCTACTCTCTCTATTTTCTTCTAATAGTAAGTAGTAGGATGGTACTGGACTAGCCTACCACTTACCACTAGTAAGAGTATGAGACACTAGAGAGAGTAGAGAAACTCTTGCTTTACCACTGGTACTGATAGTACAGGAAGAATCGCTGTGTGTCAAGTGTGAGTTATCCTCCGTTCTCAATTGTGCGGGCAAGCTTACTACATACGGCTTTCATCTCATTGTACCATACGTAGCAGGACTGAAACATCTCGCTGTTCGTGGTAAGGCCCGATGTTGCGCCTTCCGTACTTATCGCTGCGTTCATCCCTCGCAGTGCATGGCGCTTCTCATCCAATGCCATGCCAAGCTCTGATACTGCCATGTTTCCTCCGTTCCTAGGGTACAGGGGGTAGGGTGGCTACGTGCCTACCCTGCCCTATGTATCCTCAGTCGTCCATCCGTCCTACTGCACCAAACTTGCTGAGTCTGTCGCTGTAGCTCATTGCCTGTGGTGCCTGTGGTGTGGTGACACGCGCCTCTACTGCTGCCTTACGTGAGCGGCGAGCGTACCCTCCATACAAGCCGCGCGGCTCACGCTTGTTGCCTTTGTGCTTTCCTCGCGCTCGTTTGGCTGACTGTGGGATAGCTTGAATGTGGCTGAAGCTTCCCGCGTACTCCGCGTCATCTAGGTTGATGTACTGCACCGGTCGCCTCCTGTGTGGTGTTCTCTTGCTTACTGCACTAGGAACTCTATCCGAGGGAAGGCACTAGATGTGTTATCATGCACAGCCTCGTATCGAGCGTATTTAACGTCAAGTGACGATTGTTACAATGTTTTTCAGCCTTACCTCCCTGGTACACTCCGTTGGCGAAAGGGGGTACTTAAACAATGCAAGAACCTATTGACGATAAGAAGATTGACGAGGTTTCTAAGAAAAGACCTCTTGCCGATGCTAGTTTGCAACAGGAGCTTGCTAACTATCAGAAGGCTCTAGAGGAAGAGTGGGGTAGTGCAAAACTAGAGCTTCCTGAGAATCACGAGCAACTTGTTGAAGCTACACGTAAGGAGATTATCCGCGGTATCCCTAAGGCCGTATCTAACATTGTGTTTTTAGCAGAACATGCCGCCAATGAGAACGTTCGGCTAAAGGCATGTATGTACCTTACGGATAACGGACTCGGTGAGGGTGGTAAGTTCAATCCCGAAGATCCGATGGACGTTCTTATTAAGAAGCTTACGCGCGATCCTGAACCAGCGGAGCCTAGTGAGGATTAAGCACGTAATCTTGACAGGTGGGGCTATCGGGCTTGAGGACCTTACTAACTTAACCTTCAGGCCCGATAAGCCTTACCGATGTTGCTTGCTTTGCGGTGCTGTCTATCAGACGGAGCTTGATCGTGAATTCCCGCACAGTTTACTTGGTAAGTCTAGAAGGCAAGTATGGGCAGAGAACCATGCAAAGCAGCATCCGCAATCCCTACATGTCAAGCTATTTAATTCACCCAACTTTGCATTGCCCGAAGCAGCTAAGAGATTGGCTGCATACGGTATCTTCTCACTCAACGATCTTGCCATAGATGATGAGGTATCTGATGCACTACGGCAATCTTCCCCTGTACCTGTTAATGACGCAGAGTGCTAATTGCTAGCTACTAAGACACGATCAGTAGTAGATGGGTTTATGAGGAAGCAGGGCTTAGAGGGCGACCTTAAGCCTATGCGCCGGCCTATCTCTGAGAACAGAATGACCGATGTTGCTGAAAGTGCATTATCAGCAGCAATCAATAATACGCAGACAAATATCCCTATTGTTGCTTGGCACCCTGAGTGGCCTACAGCGTCTGCGTTCCTTATTTGTATTGACCAGGAGTTTATCCTTATCACAGGTGGTCACGGTACAACTACCCTTACAGGGGTTAGGGGTGCTACAGCTCCTTATGGTACTACTAACGCCGCCGCATCCCACTTGATTAATGCGAAGGTAACTACTGCCTTTCACGGACTCAACCAAATTGAGCATAAAGCGTATTCGCTTGGTGGTGTGCTAACTGACCAGCTTAGACTTATTGACTCTTTGCTTACTGGTGTAGCTCCGTGGTATCCCGATGATAAATGGATGAAGATTACTGTTCGTCCTGGCGACTTTAATGACTCTGCTGATACAACTCGAGAACGTTGCGAAGTCGCACGTACTACACAAGGTGAGCTAGGCGAAGAATGTTGGTACCTGTGGAGAGTTAGGTTCCCTGCAACATGGGATGCAGATACTAATGGTGCGACAATTATGCAATGCGGGCCTAATCATGGTGTAGGTAGTCCGGCTCTATATATGAGGGCTAACTCGACTGGTACTGTCAGGATCAACTTTAACAGTGGAGTCCTAAATGTAAGCACCAATGTTGGTACCTACACTGCCACGCACAACATCTTTACAACGACTCCCACAGACAAGAACATTGAGTTCTTAATGCGGGTCGTATGGGATATTGCTACTGGCATCTTTCAGCTTTGGTGGAGATATGAAGGTGATGCTGCCTGGACACGCGCTATTAACTTGTCAGGTATCCCCACAAGTAACTCGTTGAGTGGTGCAACTCCGTCTGTCAAGTTTAAGCGAGGTCTGTATAAAAGCGGTGCAGATGTTAATGGTCTGACTAGCTATATTTGGCATGGCTCGTATAGATTTGGTCGTAGTATGTATGACGTTCTGCTTGATGACGTTTCTCCAACAGAAGAATCACTAGGGGTTTTCCCTGATACCACTAACCTTGTAGCTCCACAGCCTTCGCATGAGACTACTGACCTAACAAACTTTTCGGCTAGTGGAACTGCTACGCGCACAAGAGAGCAGAGTCACCCTTTGTTTGGTGATTGGAACTTACGGGTTGATTTGGCTGCAACCAACGATACGGTCTATCATCTGTTCTCCGGCCTTACCGTCAGTCAGAAGTACATTGCGTCTGTATGGGTTGTTCGTGATGAAGTGGACTTCGGGATCATTAAATGCCAAGTCCGTAACAATGCGAATAGCTCAACTATTGCAGAAGTGAACCTCCCTCGGCAAAGAGGACCTTTCCGCGTTGAGATTCCTTTCACTGCTGTAGATACTGCTGGACGTTTTAGGTTTATTGACCAGGATGCCAACATTGTTCCTATCAGGTTGTTTGCTGATGGTTGGCAGATTGAGAACAATGAGGTACCTACACCGTTCACTCCTACTTCCCGCGCAGATTCTAGGCTTACGATCCCTAGATCACTATTCAACATGGAGCAAGGCTTCGTCATTGCGAAGATTAAATGGGGATTTGACCATGACGCTGCTCCCACAGGTCTTACATCGCTTCCTATTTATAGAGTCGGTGATGGTAGCTTCTACAACCTCGGCTATTACATCATCAGTTCCAAACAAGTAGCGTTGCAGCTTAATCAGGACAACTCACCTGGCGAATCTGATGGTATGTCCCGTACCGTATCTACACCTTTGAAGCCTTTTAAGCACATGGAGTCTATCGTTACCTTTGTATGGGATCAAACACAATCTAAGATCGCAGTTAATGACGCTGCACCTGTGGTGGTTTTAGGATCAAGAACGCCGCTGATTCCGTGGGACTTAGACTTGGTAGATATTGGTCAAACTGACGGTACCGGCATTGACTATCTCTATAGCTGGATCAAGTGGATGATTATTGGTCAAGGTGCGATTACGGATGCACAGATTGCAACGCTAGGAAACCCGACAAATATGAGAACTCCTGCAATTGAAGAAATGCCGTCAGGTTTGAATGTTACTGGCATTCTTAACGGAGCCGGCGGTGGTATTGAAACAAAGGATTATTCGCAGTTGGCAACTACTGTGTTTAGTGGGGGATAAATGATTGAAACCTCTTACGATCGTGGCGATGCTGCAAAGGTTGAAAGAGACTTTGCTGGTGTAGATCCCGATACGGTGATCTTTAAGGTTAAGGACCCTGCAAATACCCTCACAACGTACGAATACTCAATCGACGCTGAGGTTATTAGAGCAGGTGTTGGTAACTATTACGTAGATGTAGACGCTAACTTGGAGGGAGTATGGGAAGTTAGATGGGAGTCTGTAAACCCGCAGACGGCTCATGAAAGTGCTTTTATTGTCAAACACTCCAACTTTAGTTAAGGTGGTGAGAAATGCCGTTTTATGAAGTGATTTATGAGGATGGGTCGCATAGCGTTATGTGTACTGATAGCGAAGAAGAGATGCTTGAGGGTGTTAGTGAGCATCACAGGCGAGCTAAGTCAGGCGAGTATGCTGGACCTGCACAAGACGTAAGGGCGACCAGGGTTGCTAAGGTGCTTGAATATGACAAGCATCCTAACGACTTCAACCTAGAGGAATCTGTCGCGGCAGCAGAAGTAAGATCGGCACTTAAAGACTCTATTGATACACGATCAGAGAGTGGTGTTGTTCTGCTTCCTGAGGTTCTCGCAGATTTGCGTAACTTGACTAACCCAATGGTTGATAGCGGCCCTCACGATTCTAACTTTAAGCTTGAGGAAGTTAAGTCAATCAAGCCCGAGAAGTGGGAGGGCGAATAATGGCCGTACTTGCGTTCCAGAGGCTTTCACAGCTTGTAACTGATTATGTGCTTGGCGCGTCCGGTTCCATTACTCCACCTGCTTCGTGGACTATGGGACTTGCAACAACTAACGTTGGTTCCGGTGGCGGTACTGACTATGCAAGAAACAGTGTGTGGTCTGCAACGGTTACTGGTACGAACATTAACGAGATTGGTTCCACTACGGCTGCTGGTTATGCGAGGCAGACTATCGCTAAGACCATTAACCAGGCTGGAATCGATTGGGGTACTAGTACGTTCGACTCCACGTTCTCTACTGGTGGGCAATCCTCGTCTGCTGATGAAGTAACGTTCGGAGCTTTTACTGGTTCAGGACCTTCACCTAACGGCGCAAACTCATGGGTGCTTACTGATGGATCTACACTTAACGCCGGTCAGCCTTATTTTACTGCTGATACTGCTGCTACTCGTACTTATGCTGTTGGCGACACGCAGAAGGTAACTGCTACCCTCAAGGCAGGTTAATTATGGCTAAAGCTGGATATACTGCAAGTACCGAGGGTGCAATCTCTCTATCTGCTGCTACAGCTAAGACTGTTCTGAGCGTTATTGCACCTGCTCAGTTCGGTGTTGATCTTCAGGCAATCAAGGTAGCGTTCGATGGTGTTACATCGTCTGCTGTTCCTGCGCTTGTTGAGCTTATGAGGTATACGTCCGATGGTACTGGTACTGCTGGTACTGTGGATCAGATTTATGGTCCGACTATTACCGCAGGCTTTACAACTAAGCATGGTTACTCGGCTGAGCCTACGGGTGCTACGTCCGTTGATGAATGGTTGCTAACTCCAGATGGAGGTGTACTCTTTGAGAGGTATCCTCCCGGTCAAACTCCTGATACCGCTGTATCTGTGTTGTTTGGTATTAGAATTAATGCACCAGCTGCTGTAAATGCAAGAGCAACTATGTGGTTTGAAAGAACTTAGTTGCCTATTGTAGTAAAAGGCAGGAAGCAAAGATCAAGTGCCCCGCCCGGTGGTCCTAGCGGTATTTACTTTGGTGCCCGTATTGAGGGTGCATTCCAAGCCTCTCAATACGGGGCATCATCTTCCGCTGACGCACCTGGGTCAAGTAACTTAACTAACTGCCCACAGGACAAGTTTGAGGCTCATGTAGGTAAAAAGGTCGCCTTCATTCATTGGGGTGGCGCCGGTAACGCATGGCCTCCTACTGATTATAGCACTGGCAGTGCAAATAAGGTAAGAGCGCGTGGTGCGTTCTCGCAATATGGTATGGGATTCTCCACTGCGGGAATCAATGACATTATTGCGATGAACAGCACTGCGGTTACTAACCTCACAACTTGGTTTACACAGGTAAAGAATCATGGGCATCCAATCCTGTATAGACCAATTTGGGAAATGAACCTAGCCAGTCAGTTCAACTGGTGTACAAATAACCTTTCTGCTGCGAACTACATAACTCTTTGGCAAAACCTTTGGGGTGCATGTGCCGATGTAATGAGTGGTAACGGTACAGCCGGCTCAAATACGGGTACACATACAGGGAACGTCAGTTTCTTTTGGTGCCCCAATATGTATAACCCACCTTCGGGTGTTTCTGATCCTGCTCTACGTTTTCCGGGTACGGCTTATGTGGATTGGGTAGGTTGGGACGGTTATGGACAAGCTGATGGTAGCTACCATACTATTACCAGCCTGTACAACAACATTTACAGCATCTGCCATACACTCGCTCCGGGTAAGCCTATTGCAATTAGTGAATATGGCTGCGAAGCTGGTATGGCTTCACCAGGTAAGGCAGCTTGGTTCGATGATCTGTTTGATTGGCTTGAAGATCGTGCGGATATTAAAGCATTCAGCTATTTTAACTACCAGGGAAACGTCACCAACGTCTATATTGAGGAAGGTGACGGAAATGGTAACTTTAGTGGTAATGCCATGACCAAGTTTGCCTCACGTATCTCTAACTCTCGATATATCAGCAATATTGTCGATTCATCTACATTCCCGAGTGGACAAAAGGTTCCGGTGCCTAACTAATGCCTTGGTTTAATGACTGTGAGGGTGGTACCGTTGGTAGTGCCCCACCCACAACTAATGATGGTAGCGGTGATCCCTGGACTGTAGTTCAGGACGGTGGTGTTGCTGGTTTTAACGACTATTCAACTGACTTTGCTGCCCACGGAACTAAATCCATTAAATTTGCTACAAGAGGTACTGCTGAATCCGAGTTCGTAGCATGGGATTTCGGTACCCCGTTTACTGGTAGCTGTTTTGGACGCTGCTACGCTTATTGGACTGGTTTCGGTACATCATGCAAGTTCATTAACTGGCGTGTAGCCGATGCTGCACTCGTTCTAGGGTATTTGCAGGTAAGCGCGGCCGGCGTAGTTCAGTTACGTAACGGTCCTGATAACACTACTGCATGGACAGGACCTACTTTATCAGCAGCACAATGGTATAGGTTTGAATGGATGGTTGATCCGACAGGTGCAACAGCGGATTCAACTATCAACATTCATGTATACAACTACGATGATGCGACTGTGGTTGCTGGTGGAGACTCCGGTGACGTTTCAGGTGTTACCAACAACGGACCTGCTAACACAAATATCCAGTATGTTCGTTATGGGCCTTCCACCACTTTGATTAACGTTCCGTCCACAACTGATTTCCTTTACATGGACGACTTCGCAGCGTTTGATACGACTCGTATTGGTGCTGCCGTTACTCCTGGCCCTGCAACTAGACAACCCGGACGAGTTGTACGCGGTTGGTTCTAAATGGCATTTCCGTCAATCCCCACAAATGCTGCATCAACTCTGCTTGATAACACGCAGGCAGATACAACTGCTACTCGTACATTTCCTAGCTTAACAGGCCTAACTAAGAGTTCAGGGAATCTACTAATTGCGCTATGTTTTGCCTACCAAACTGGTACGGGTACAAACGCAGCTTTTTCAGGATGGACAGCAGGTTGGACAGAGTTTGGTGATATAGCGACAACTACTACTATTGCGATCGGCGCTGCTTACAAGTTTAGTACGGGATCAGAGACAGGCACTATTTCTGTAACTCAAGCAGGTACCATTACCGGCCATGCCGCAATGATCCTAATGTCCTTTTCCGGTAATCATGCAACTACTCCACCGGAGATTGGTGGTTCATCTTCAGGCACTACGACCACTGCAACACCTAACTCACTTACTCCATCATGGGGTGCTGACGATACCCTGTGGATTGCATTATGTGGATGCGGTGAGGATTCATTGACTGGATCGTTTACGGGCATTACAGCAGATACGCCACCTACCAACTATGTGAACCAGGAAAACACAATTATCTCAGGCGATGTTATTGGTGGTATGCAAGCATCGGTTGCGTTCAGACAGTTGAATGCAGCTTCGGAAGATCCTGGTAACTTTGCTAACGATACTTCCAACGCTAGGTGGCGTTGTGCAACTATTGCAGTTCGTCCTGCTCCGACCGTTGAGGATCTTCACCACAGAGAGCATGGCCCGCAGTTTGGCAACTTCTCCGATCCTTATAAGGTTCCGCTGGCTTACTATCTCTAATGGCTAGACTTAACAGACGATTTAGACCTACGTTCTTTATGACAGGGCCGCAACATGCGCCCATCCCATCCATTACTGATAGTGCTACTGTAACGCTGTTATTTACGCCTAATGGTACAGACACATTACAAGCTACCGATTCAGCTACCGCTCTACTTGCTCTTACGCCGAGCGGTACT